TTATTTGTTCCATTTATTGCAAACACTATCAGCGACACTTTTGTCTTTGTCGTAATATGCGACAACTCCTGTTGATGAATTGATAACCTGATATACGGTGCATCCGTATTCAGTAGCTTCTTTGACATAATAATCTTTTATTTCTCCAAAATCAAAGCTTTTCATATCAGAAGGCATTGTGTGGTAAGATATTTTTCCTTCGTAAAAATCATTTCCCGGAGAATGTAATATTACAGCGCACCACATAACTTGATATTGATTTGCTAATTTTATTAAGTATTCATCTGGGGAATGATCAATGTAAATAGTCTTATATGTATTGTCTTTGTCAACTGAATATCGGAATTCTTTGGATAATCTTCCAGTATAACCTTTGTTGGCCATTTCTTGAATCATGTCGTCTAACTTTTTCATAATCTTTCGCAATTGTTGATATATGATTGTACATCTTTCATTGTAATCTTACCATTTCTTCTTGCAATGTGAGCTATTTCATATACATTATTTTGTAATGATGCAGGACCAGACGCATAATCTACATATTCCAGCATATATACTTCATATTTATTCAAGTCCAAAAATATTCTGGCAAAATTTCCAAAGTAAATGTTGTTAAACTCGCTAACGACTGATTTAATACCTTTAATTTTCATAATCTTTTGTTTTAAGTTAATGGTTTATTCTTTACACATTGCAAATGTAATGAATTATTTTGAATTGTGTGCAGAAATCAAAAGAATAAAAAGTTAAACAATGCAAAAATACTGTTATAGATGCTTCTAAAGCGGTTTTATCTCTTTAACATCTTTCGCATTTTCCTTGATCTTATTGATCTGATCTTGCTTCAGTTGATTTAGCTGGACAATACTTTCCTGTATAAAGTTGATGGTTGCGCCAGAAGTCTGTTGTTGCTCTTGAGAAGATTCGTTGAACTTACATATCAAGTCGAAGATGATCTTTAATGTGCCATTCAGCTTATTAAGATCTGTTTCGACCTGACACAAAGCAATAGCACGCATTATTGCTGCATCAGCAAGAGTGTTTAATTTGGAGAAATTATTTTGCAGGAGTTCCAGTTTTGCGCGGGCAAAGTCAATCTCTACCTTTTCGGCAATCATAGTAGCTGTGCTACTTTCTTCGATATCCTTCTTATACCTGTAATACCATTGCTTGATTGTGGCTGAATTAATGCCGGTCTGCCGATGCGTAAGAACATAGTTCATGCCGTTATCTATCAACAGGCGAACAACCTTGATGCGATCTTCATCAGTATATGTCAGCTTTAACGACTGCTCCTTTTCCTTGACTTTACAAGGCCTGTTTCTCTTCTTTTTTTCTTCTTTTTCTGCCATAGTTGTAACTATTCTTGTAACCAGTTACAAAAAATGCGCCAATTAATAACTATTAACATTTAGGTGCCGTTGTAACTATTTGTAGTTCAAATATATAAAGAGTTACATAAAGTTACAACTTTTGTAACTAATGTCGAAAAACAATTACCCAACACTGCAACCTATATAACTGATTATTAGCTTTCTTTGCTTTAACAATATAAACCAAAATAATACGTATTATGATAGGAGCAATATTAGGAGCCGTGGGCGGTTTAGCTTCCGGAATATTCGGGGGAATTAAGTCGGCCAAAGCTGCACGCGAGCAGCAGCGGCTTATCAATGAGCAGGAATCTAAGAACAATGCCTGGTATAATCGTAACTATTACCAGAACTACATGGAATCAGCCGAAGCACAGGCCGCAATGAAGAGAGTGGAAAACACTCTGAAAAAGCAGAATCAGGAAGCACGTGCAACTGCCGCTGTTATGGGATCAACTCCAGAAGCCGCCGTAGCACAACAACAGGCGAACAATGAGATACTGGATAACACTGCAACCGGTCTGGCCGCACAGGCTACACATCGTAAAGTGCAAGTTGATGCAGCAAACCAGCAAAATCAAAATGCAATTCTCAATGCAAGACTTGGACAGAGCCAGATGAATGAGCAGGGAGGTGCGCAACTTATGTCGAATGGACTTGGCCTTATCGGTAGTGCCTTCTCGATGTACGAAAAGAAGAAAGGGGGTAGATAATGGGCTTATTCGACTACATTAAGAAGAAACCTGATCCCGTAGATACTTCAAGGCTTCCGAGATTAGGAAATTACGGAGAATCTCCCGGATCGTCTCTGAATTTTCAATTCTCACGCGTACAAAATCAGAATTCCGGGCAAAAATATCCTTCTGGAGTGGATTTTAAGCCCGAAAATCAGGTTGAACAGAGAAATCCTGTCGAAGAGATCAATAACGCAGCCAACGAGATAAACCGGCAAAAGAGTGTTGCTGATCGTGTGAAGGATGGTGAAGATGTCTTTAAGGCCCTTCTTGATCAGAAGTACCAATCTGGCGAGGAAAGTATAAAGAGACAACGTGCCGCAGAGTTCTGGGGAAACTTGGCGAACCTTTTTGGACAGACAGTTTCCTCTGCCGCTGGTGCCAGAATGTTTCAGCCTATCAAGAGTAATGTTCCGGCATATAATCAAGCCCTTGACAGACTTCGTGACGGATATAATGATACTCTTCTCAACTATTCACTGGCCAATGCGAAGGCAGACAGAGAAGCAAGGCTCCAGCAGGAGACTATACGTCTGAAAGCCGACAAGGATCGTATGCTAGCAGAACTTAACGCATCTATCAAGGCCGGTCTTATGGATAAACAGACTGCCGCGGATTTGACTAAGCAGGCACAGAAAGCCAATGACGCTAAAGCCTTGCAGAAGGTTAAGGACAAAGCTGCATCAGCCCGTGCTGCCATGAACAATAAGGCCGCAATGGAAAGAGAAAAGTATCGTCAGGGAGAAATCACAAAGAGAAACGGTACTTCCGGAAATAAGGGCAAGAAAGGAAAGGTTACATATCCTGTTGTCCGGTTTGGGAAGAATGGCGTACAAAGAGATCTCAACAAGCCGGAAGATGTTGCTAAGATGTACAATGAAGGCGTAGAAATTGGATATTTCCCCGAAATCGTGAACATGGATACATCTAACCCGACAACTATTGATGATATGAGAGAAGTCATAATGACATCTATCGACAACAAGAGAGATATAACAGGGAACTATGAAAAGGAGCGGAAAACTATTGATGGTTTTGGTTCTTCTTCAACAACAAACACAAAGAAAAAAATAGAAGGTTTCTGATATGGAAGATAATAAGACAAGAGTATTGTATGATAGACTAACCCAAGATGGTTATGATATTGGCGACTTCGATTCGTTCAGCAAGAATGTGCAGGACGAAGCTAAACGGAAATCATTGTATGAGACAATTACCAATGATGGATATGATGTTGGCGACTTCGATTCGTTTTCGAGCAAACTGGTAGCCAGATCGCAGGAAGAACCGGTAACCAATGTGACAACCCAGAATGTTCATCCGGAACAGCCGCAAGTACAGCCAGTTCAAGATATGCCTTCTTATGATCCCAAGACACAAGGGTACATTCTTGACAATGTTCCTGATATGTTCAGGAGCAAGGGGAATAATCTTGCCACAAGGCCTTTGCCCCAGCAAGATCTGTTTGAAAACAATCCTTCGGATCTAGTCCGTAAAATCGGTATTGACCAGCAGCAGAGAGTTGAACAGGCCCAGAAGTCAGCCAATGATCCCTATATGAAGGAACAGAATCTTGAACTGTTCAAAAGGCAGAATCAGGAGCAGATCAACAGCGTTAATGAACTGATCAATGCGGCAAGGCAGGAACGTGCTAAGGAAAGACAACAGCGCGTGAGATCTGTTGGTGATGGCGGTATATTCTCAACCATGTCACAGGCGTATCTTGCCGGGGAGCAGAATGATACCGACAAACAGTTGGAATATGCGTCTACCCTGATGGAACAGGCACAGAATATTACCAATGAAGCGAAGAAGAAAGGAAACACCAACTTCTTTGCCGGGTTTGCGCGTGGTTTCAAGGACGCACCACTGGACGGATGGGCAATGGGATTGCAGGATCTCAAGAATTATTCTGCCGCAAAGAAAGTCATGGACAAAGTAGACAAGGGAGAAGAACTTACTCCTTCGGAAGATGCACTTATGCAGGCTCTTGTCACCAATGCTGCAACACAGATGTATTATTCCGGTGATCTTGGAAGAGGTTATAAGGCTGGCGGTGTAACAGCAGAATCACTTCCGTTCATGCTTGACATGATTGCCGGTATGGGTGCAGTTCAGGCTTTGACCAAACCAGCGTCTAAAGCCATTGTTAAGTATGCGGCTGATAAGGCTGCACAAATGGGCCTTGGCCGGGCTACAACTGGGCTGGCTAAAGGTGCCGCCAGAACTGTTGCCGGTCTGGGAGACGTTGCAGCACACACCGCCACTTTCGGAAGTTCAAGAGTGGCCGCAGATTATCAGCGTAGAGGTCTGGGAGACGTGCAGGTTAAGCCTAACGCAGACGGTACGGTATCTTATAATGGTCGAGAGAATGTACAGACTGGAGCGGAAGCACTCGGTAAGTCCATAATATCAACAGCCGCAGAAACCGGAAGCGAACTTCTGGGCGAATACTTTGCGCCTATGTTGGGATATATCGGTCGTGTGACTGGTGCAAACAAAGTTGGAAAGATCATACCTGCATCAGTGGGTAAGGCGTTCAAGGACGTTGTCAATAGCCAAGGCTTCCGGGAAATTCAGGAGATTGCCAGACGTGCCAAGATATCTGATCCATTGGGAGAATATGCCGAAGAAGTTGCCAATAACCTTGTATCTACCGCAATAGGAGATATGACACCTGAACAACTTGTCGATCTTGATCAGAATATTGATACGTTCCTCGGTGTTGCTCCCATGTCTGCATTGTTTGGTGCAGCCGGGACAGGTGGATATTTACGTGATAAATACAAGAACTACCGCAACATGCGTAATTTTGAAACCCAGATGCAGGATGCAATGGGCGAAGATTGGTCCGGTGTAAGAGAAGCCCTTCAGGACGCTGATATTGAAACAGCCCGCAACATGGTCAAAGATGTTCTGTCCAGCCCTATGTCTCCGGATATGAAGAAGAATGCTATCAAGTATATATCTTCAGTCCTTCAGGAACAAACCTTACAGGAAGCAGACAAACAGATGATGCCGGAAGAAATTGCTGTTCAAAAAAGGAACATTATCAACAATCTGAATGAGACGCGTTCTAAGATCAGCTTGAACGATGAAGAACTTAACTCTATCGTCAATTCAGAAGAAGGATATCAGGCTATCATATCTCAATTTGATCCGGAAACGGCCAACAACATAATGAAATACAAACAAGCCTATGATGATTTTGTTAATTATAATTATTGGGTGCAAGATCAGGCTGATAATGCAAGGAGACAAGCGGAAGCACAAGTCGAAAGCCTTACCAATGCAACCACCGGCACGATCATGCGGGTAAATTCTGGGCTAAGCACTAACCCTGTTAATATTCTTCGCGGAAACCTTGTGTTTGATAACGAAGGTAAAGTTGATGAAAATCAATCTGATAAGACCATATACTACATGTCGGAAGATGGACGTGTGAAAATGGCTCCTGTATCTATGTTCAGTTCTCTTGTAGATAATACACCGGCAGAAGAAATGATCCAGCGTGCCGGTAATGATGCGCAAGAAGAAGTCTTGCAAGCTGAAGAAGCACAGATTAATTCTATTCCGGCCCAAGAGCAACAGCCCATAGGACCAGAAACCAGATTTACAATGGGTGGAAACAATTATGAAGTCAACAGGGTAACTCCAGACGGATATGAAGTGTACCTTCTTGATGAAAATGGAACGCCAGCCCAGTCACAGCTGATGTCCGAAGAAGAAATAAGAAATGCAATCAACGGCCAACAGCCAGCTAGTGCAGAAGAAACACAGCCTTCTGTAACTGAACAGACTGTACAGGAAGAAACTTCCGAACAACCGGTTCAGGAAAATCAGACTGCCATGTCTCGCATTCCTCTTAACGAAAGAGGTGAACAAGACTTTGAAGCCGCACCGGTTGCAGATACTTCTGCTGCATTGCTGGAAATCAGTGATAATGTTGATGATGCGAAGGACACCGTAACGCAGATGATTGAGTATTATAATAACGAACTAAAAAAAGTTGAAAAGAAAAAATCTTCCGGAAACACTATTCAGGGAATTATTGAGACAAAGAAGGCAAAAAAAGCTATCAATGACAAGATATCCTATTGGAATCAGGTTGCAGCGGATCTTGAAGCAAAAAGGCCTACCGGACTTATTGCTCAGGCAGAAGAAAAGGCTAAAGAAAACCAGCAACGTCTTGCATCGATGACAGCCGAAGAACAGCAAGCTGCACAGCAGGAAGTTCAGAAGAAGATTGATGCAGGAGCCTTTGAACGCAAGGAACCGCGAAAAAAGGTTCGTTATGTCAAAGAAGATGCAGATCTAGGCCCTTCCATAACTCCACAGGAACATGTTTTGCGAGAAATAGCAACAGGCCGCGTTTCGTTCTCTCTGTCTGACACAGAAGGAGCGCAGGGTCTTTCTTCACATCTGGGCTATTCCAACTCACCGGAAGAAAGGAAAAAGCTTGTATGGGCATTATCTTCCGATGGTTTAACGCCAGAAGCCGCAGCAGAACAGATCCATGCTGATATGCCGGAGAACTTGCAGGGAATGGTTACTGATCAGGACGTGTTCAACATGATCATTAATGCTTTCCAAGAATATGGAAGTCCTTCTAAGATGTGGGACGCCGCAAAAAACATGCATGGAACCGATATCGAAGAAAACATTCCGGGATATGAAGAAGATCAGGAACGCCAGCTTATTGAATGGGAAGCTTCTGAAAACAGAATGTCGGTGCCTGAATGGATTGCATATTCAGACTATATCGAAGAAGAACTTAATAACTTGTATTCATCTGTTACGGATGAAGAATTAAATACTATCTTTGAGCAAATCATTAACGACTATGAACGAAGAGCAGAAACAGAAAGTGCAGGAAGCACTGAAGGACAAACAGACAGTGAACAAGGCAATACAGTTCAGCCTGAACGCGAAAGTGATAACGAAGGAAGAACTGGAAAAGTCGAAGAACAACCGGAGCCAGCAAATAAAACTGATGGCGAAAGCGGTAGCGTGGTACCTGAACCAGAAGGAATAAGAAAAAAAATTGATCTAATGAGCGAGCAAGGATCAAAAAAAGATTTGCAAATTGTTCGTGATGCAGTTGGAAAAACATTCCAATCAAAAAATGGTGATTATATGACCATTGAAAATTATAGAACAAATTGGGATGAAAGGAAAAAACTTCATGGAGTAACTTATAATATAGATGGAGAAATACAGAAAAAAAATGTTTTTATATCGGAACTTGCTAACGCATTAACTAGCGGTAATTGGAAAGAAGTACAAAACCAAAATAAAACCGTAAAGAAGGGTGATATAGTATCATTCAATGGAAGCGGAAGGTACAAAGTGTTGTTTACTGAGACAAAAGACGGTGAAAAGTATGCTACAATAGAAAATTTGGAAAACAAGAAAATGCCTTCAATATCTACTGAAATAGGCAACCTTTCACCGGCAATAGGAGATATCGAAGCTGCACGTGCGGAAGTAGATCAAAATCCAACTGAAGCACAGAAGGAAGCCGGTAACTACAAGAAAGGCCATGTTAAGATTGACGGGTACGATGTAACTATCGAAAACCCGAAGGGATCTGTACGTTCTGGAAAAGACGCAGATGGTAATGAATGGTCTGTTACCATGAACAACGACTATGGATATATCCGCGGTACCGAGGGCGTAGATGGTGATCACATTGATGTATTCCTTTCTGATAACCCGGAAACTGGTGATGTGTTTGTTATTGATCAGGTAAACCCTGATGGAACATTTGACGAGCACAAGGTTATGTATGGGTTTAAATCAGCCCTTGCGGCCAAACGCGCATACATGGCTAATTACTCAAAAGGCTGGACCGGACTAGGAAACATAACACGTGTTTCCAAAGAAGAGTTTAAGAAGTGGGTTAATTCATCCCACAGAAAGACCAAACCTTTTGCTGAGTATAAGAGTGTAGTGCCTGTTTCCGAAAAGGAAACAACCACTAACGCAGAAGATACACCTGCAAAAAGTAACAACATTGTTTCCGATGAACGTTATCAGGAACTTAAAAATAGACTTAAACAGAAGTTGGGCCAGCTAAATGTCGGTATTGATCCTGAAATTATTGCTATTGGCGCAGAAATGGCTGTGTACCACATAGAACGCGGTGCAGTAAAATTTGCAGACTATTGCAAAGCAATGGTAGATGATCTTGGAGACGTTATCAGGCCTTACTTAAAGTCATTTTATAGCTCCGCAAGATATATGCCGCAATCAATAGAAAACGGCTTGTCGGAAAGAATGAGCCCCGACAGCGAAGTCAGTCAGTTTGATGTAACCAACTTCGACAAGTCTGTTCCTGATGTAATGCAGCAGATAGAAAATGTTGCTAAAGAGAAGGAAATAGAAAAGTCAACTTCAAGTGATGATGTAAAAAAATCACCTTCTGATCTATTTGGAAACTCTGAGGAATACCAGAAAAAAGCCGAGCAGGAGAAAGAAGCCGTTTCTATAATTGGCGTTAAAATTGCAGAGAAGGCAATAGCTAAGAGAAATGGTGAACAGGTAGATCCCCTAACCATGAAGGAAGTTAAAGATATCCTTAAGGGTTATGACATGCTTTCTGACATGTCGGCAACAGATATGCAGGAACTTGTTGAACTGGCAATGACCAACGAGACAAGATTAATAGCTGAATCCTACATTAACGGAGACGCAACAAAACAAAAAAAGGGATATGACACTATTGTCGATATGTACAATATGCAACCCCTTCTTAATGCAAGAGACAGCACAAGGTTTGAACGCCAGCAATACAGTACGCCTACTCCCTTCGGATATGTAATGGGGCAGTTTGTCAAGGATGGCAAAACGGTTGAAAGCGTTCTGGAACCTTCAGCAGGGAATGGCGCACTAACAATAGCTTTCCCGGCCAATACTGTACATGTTAATGATATTGATGAAAGGAGACTGGAAAACCTTCGTACGCTGGAATATGCCCAGGTAACCAATCAGGATGCACTGATACCATTTGAAGGATCTGTTGACGCAGTTCTGACAAATCCCCCATTTGGATCGACAACCGCAAAAGAATTCGACGACGGCCAGATCAAGATCAGTTCTCTGGAAGGTTTGATGGCCATTAATGCGCTTGAATCCATGAAGGATAACGGAAGGGCGGCTATTGTTATCGGTGGAAATACTTCTTATCGAGATAATGGTGCGATGCAGAGCAAAGATATGAGACTTTTTGTGTATCTTTGCTCACACTATAATGTGGTTGATGTTATCAACCTTAACGGGGATATGTACAAGAGGAACGGAACTAAATATGACGTTCGTATTATCCTTATCAATGGAAGAAAAACTGGTCCGTTTAAACTTATTGCTCCACCGGTTAAGAGCAAAGCAAGAGCGGAACAGATAAACAGCTTTGAAGAATTATATAACCGAGTTCAAGATGATATACGTTCATTACAGCAAATGGGGGATCTCTTTAACGGTACAGAAGGAGAAACCCGGACCACTGACACAGAAGGAAGTGGAGCAAACAATAATGTCAGCAATAGACCAAAGTCTGGAGAACGGGGACAATCCGTACGATCAGACAAAAAAGTCGGATCTGACAATGACATGGGAAGCACCGGTAATACTACCGTATCCGGACCAGAGCAGGCTGAACGATCCACAGCAGAAGAAAATGCTGGCAAATTGGATAATGCGGACAGATCAGATGCAGGAAGCGTTGAACCTGTTCAAGAGCAGCGAGGATCTGATAACGGAGGAAGTACCGGAGGAAGCCGGAATGATGGATCTATCAGATCTGATTCAGGAGATAACACCGGCAGAAGCAGATTATCAGTAAACCTCAGTGATGAAAAGGTCCCATATCCCAACAGAAGCCAGTCCGGTACACTTATGTCAGTTGTTCCGGCAAATCAAGCACAGGTTCTTGCCGATTCTCTGGCTAACATTGGTGATGTAGACCAGTTCTTGGTTGACCAGCTTGGATATTCAAGCAAAGACGAACTGTTCAGTTATCTTGCCGCTGAACAGATTGATTCTGTTTCTTTGGCTATAAACCAGATGAATAAAGGAAACGGATTCATTATCGGAGATATGACCGGTGTCGGAAAGGGCCGTCAGGGTGCAGCCTTAATCAGATATGCGGTAAGGAAGGGTTATAACCCTATATACTTCACTCAGAAGCCCGCGCTTTTCTCTGATAATTACAGAGACCTTGCAGATATAGGCAGCGGAGATTTAAAGCCGTTTATCATCGCGTCAGATCCCAAAAACGCAGCTATTACTGATGCGTCCGGAAATGTAGTACACAAACTTCCTACCAACAAGGAGAAGAAAAGAGTGTTTGACTACATTATGAAGAACGGGAAGCTTCCAGAAGAGTATGATTACGTCATAACTACATATTCCCAGATCAATAATGGAACGAAGGAATATGAGCCAAAAGAAGATGGAATAGCAGAAAAAGACAAGAGTCATAAGAAGAAATCTCCTTCGGCAACTGAGAAGAGCGGTCAGGAAAGACGTGATGTTATTCAAGCCTTGTCAAAGGATAACATTATGATCCTCGATGAAAGCCATACAGCCGGTGGAAGTGGCGGTGGATCCATGTACATGCAGTATATCATGCCAAAGGTAAAAGGAGTAACATTCCTGTCTGCCACGTTCGCTAAACGTGCGGATAACATGCCTATATATGCAATGAAAACAGACCTTTCCAAGTCTGGCATATCACCACAGGATATGATCGAAGCAATATCTCAAGGTGGTGTTACATTGCAGGAGATCATGTCTAAACAGCTTGTTCAATCCGGACAGATGATCCGAAGAGAAAGAAGTTTTCAAGGTGTAACTATTGACTGGATGCCGGTAAGTGAAGAAGAAGATGCGGTTCAGAGAAAACAATTCGATGAAGTATCTTCAATATTCAGTGATATCGGGGCGTTCCAGAAAGACTACATTACACCTATTGTCGAAGGCATTTCCGAAGAATTGTCCGAAGAAGGCAGTTATTCCGATCTCCAGCAGGGTACCGCAGAACTGGGAGTAACCAATACACCATTTGCCAGCAAAATGTATAATCTGGTAAATCAGTTGCTTTTCTCTCTTAAGGCAGATGCAGTCGCCAACAGGGTTATTGAAAACCTTAAGAATGGTTTTAAGCCTGTAATATCCTTCACCAATACAATGGAAGGATTTCTGGATGAAGCACCTAAAGACGCTCCTATGGATAAGGTGCCAAACTTCTCAGCAACTCTTATGCGTGCGCTTGACGGAGTTATGAGATATACGGAAACCAATCTGAAGGGAGAGAAGGAAAACAAGTTCTTTACTGTGAACGACCTTCCGGAAGCCGGACAAAATAAGTATTACGAGATCAGGGAAAAGATTGAAAACCTTTCCGCTGACCTTCCTATAAGCCCTATGGACGCAATTAAGATGAAGATCCAGAAGGCAGGATATAATGTGGGTGAAATCACAGGAAGAAAACTTGAAATGGTTCAGGACGAAAACGGAAAGTATATCATACATAACCGTAAGGACCGTGATAAGAAGTCTGCCGCACGTGATTTTAACAACGGACAACTTGACGTACTTATGGTAAACAAGTCTGGTTGTACAGGTATATCCCTTCATGCTTCACCCAAGTTTGAGGATCAGCGTCAACGCGTCATGGTGTTTGCCCAGTTCCAGAGTGATATCAATGATGAAGTGCAGATGCGAGGACGTATAGACAGAACCGGCCAGAAGTTCAGAGGAAAATATGAGTATATCATGTCGTCTATCCCGGCAGAACAAAGATTACAGATGATGTTCAAGGCAAAACTTAAGTCTCTTGATGCAAATACTACATCTTCTCAGAAATCCAAGTTCAACGAAATGGAAGTTGTTGATTACCTCAACAAGTACGGTGACGATGTGACATGGCAGTATATGCTTGAGCATCCGGAGTTGTCTGAAAAACTGGGTGATCCTCTTAAAATCCTCACAAGCGAAGGAGAAGAAGCCCAGTCAGGAGATACCAACACCGCAGGTAAAGAAGGGTGTGCGGCTAAAATAGCCAGGTATCTTCCATTCCTGCCTGTAAAAGAACAGGAAGAAGTTTTCAAGGATATCACAGACGCATACAATGTAAAGATCCAGCTTCTTAATGACGCCGGAGAAAACGATCTTGAAATTACTACTATGCCTTTGAAGGCCCAAACTATCAGCAAAAAGATATGGAAGCCGGGAACGGATCCCAATAGCGGTAATGCCTTTGCGGATAACACTTATCTGGAAGAAGTAGAAGTAGATGTCCTTAAAAAGCCCATGAAAGCGGAAGAAATCAAGTCAACAGTTAGTCGTATGACTTCTGGAGAACCTTTCAATGAATGGCTGGACAACAGAGTTAAGGAAATAAATTCATTGTATGATGGTAAAATTGCCACTCTGAAAGAAAGGCTTGATCAAAGCGCGTTAGAGCGTTCTGAAAAAGCTAAGAAGAACTACATCGAAAAGTCTAAAGAAGCCCGAAAAAACGGAAAGAATGAGTTTACGGACGAAGAAATTGAAAAAATGTCCGAGGTAGTTGTAGAGGATATTATGAAGAAATCGAAAGAAAGCTTCATAAAAAATAAGAACGTAATTGAAGCCCGAAGGGAAAACATTCGCAAGCAGATCAATTCGTTTACTCCTATGAAACCTCTTGTAATACCATTCAATCTTGACGAAACACTGGTAACAATTATGCCAAGTCGTGGTATGTTTTTGGGGTACAAGTTCAGTAAGGACTATTCACCGAGTTCTTCTACTGCCATTTTTGCCACTCTTGACGGAAGAAGGAAAGTAGAAATACCGTTAAATCAGGAAAAAGCTTTCAATTCGATCCGTATGAATACAATGATGCAGCCGACTTACCTGAAGGATCTTAATGTTGATACCTGGGATTCTTATGTGCCTACTCAGACAAGAAAGAAGGCCTATATTGTTACAGGTAACCTTCTGCAGGCCCTAGTTGATACAAAAAAATCAGAAAACGTAAAAGGATATCTGGTTTCATATTCTACTATTGAAGGTGATACGAAACAGGGTATTCTGATGTCTGATAACTTCAAGCCGGAAAATCTTACAACAAGTGCTCCTATCAGCAGCAGACTTATCCAGATACAGCAGGGTGAAACTGTTATCAGTGAAGATAAACGTGTCATTGTGGAGAAAAACACCGGCTGGAGATCCGGATATGCTTTAAAGGTTCCTAAATCCAAAAAACAAGGTGGAGAATTCTTTGAGGACAACAAGTTACGTTCACTTGCTGACAACAAAGAGTTTACAACTAGGGGTAATTACATGGTTGCGGATATTTCTTCCGATAACCTGTCTAAAGTTCTTGACAGGTTAAGTAAGATGGGAGTAACCGTATCAAAGAAGGCAAAACTGGAGAATAGCGAAGATGTGCGTTTTAGGGTTTCGGAAGAAAATCAGGACTTAAACAACATAAAATCGGAAGATGTAGAAGAAACAGCTAAAAAGTTGAATATTCCATTAGAGGTTATAACTTCTATTGACCAGATAAAGGATAACTCAGTAAGATCTGCCATTGAAAAAGGAAGGAAAGTAAAGGGATGGTATTCTTTGTCAGACAACAAAGTGTATGTATATCTTCCTAACGCTACCAGCATGGAAGATGTAAACCAGACTATCCTTCACGAAGGTGTTGCACATTACGGATTGAGACAGCTTGTAGGAGAAGAGCGTATGGATGATTTTCTTGATGATGTTTTTGCCAATGTTACCGATGAAGTAAGGAAGAAAATTATTGATACTCTTCCCAGATATGGCTATAATTCACGTATAGCCACAGAGGAATACATGGCAAGAATGGCTGAAAACGGAGTAGACGTTTCTGTATGGCAAAGGATAAAACAGGCATTCAATTCACTTATGAGACGTATGGGCATTAACATAAAAATAAGTGATAATGAACTTCGATATATCCTTTGGAGAAGCCGCCAGAATCTAGACAAAAACAAACCGCTTGATCTGGCCAAAGATGTTGCCATGCAGTACCAGATGGGAGTAGGTAACTACTTTAGGGAAGTTGATCAAACACCAGAACAATCTATTATAGACGCATGGGATAATATTGCATCTAGCACAATGTTCAGTTTGAGAGAAAGTACCGTTGACTATCTTACTGCCATAGATAAATTTCAGGATCTTATTTCAAAAAGAACCGGTGAAGAAATCAAGTCTTTTGAAAACGCTTATGATAGTATGACTTTTCTTTCTTCAAAAAACAGGGTAGAAATGGATTGGTATGATTCTAATATAGTAACTCCAATGAGAAAAGCCATACTTGAACTTGTAGGAAAACAAAAAGGCAGAAAATGGGACTGGAAGAAAGGAGAACTGAGAAAACTTGTAATGTATGTAGAAGCCAAACATGGTGCCGAACGTAACCGTCAAATGGCTATCGAAAAATATATCAAAGAGTTAAAGCCTGAAAGCTTGAAATTCTTTGAAAATGCAGGTATATCAATAGATAGAGACAAGTATAAAGAAGATTTAAAGAAGGCAAAAGAAGAAGCCGGTAAAAAGGCATACGATAAATCTTTTCAAAGCATATACGACAAGCTTATAAATGAAGGATTACAGAAAGAAGAAGCAGAAAGCCAAGCTAAAAAACGTGCAAAAGTTATTGCTGATAGAGCAGAATCAAATGCTTCTGAAAAATTCCGTAATGATTTCAGAGATAAGTTAATGAAAGAATATTCAGAAAAGGTTATGTCTGACTGGAATGATACAAAGAAAAGAATATCAAAACAAAAAGATATAAGCTGGATAGAAAAACAAAGAGAATTAGATAGAGAAGCTTCCAGAATTGGAGCAGATCTTTCGCAAGATTATAGCGGTCTGTCCTCAGTATTTGGAGACGAAAAGGAATATCCTGATGGATGGTATGAATCATCTTTGAATTTCGTTGAAGAATATGAAAACAACCATAATGAAATAAGTATTGGAGATCTATGGAAATCTATTTCTCAAGCAACTGATTATACTTTAAATAAGCAATATGAATCAGGGCTTGTGAGCAAAGAATATGTAGATAGACAAAAGCAAAGGTTTGAAAATTATATACCATTAAGAGGTTTTCAAGATGAGATAGCTGGCGATGTATACAATTACATAGGAAATGACTTTTACCCCGGAAGCAATCCTGTTAAATCAGCTGAAGGCCGAACAAGTGAAGCCGGAAATCCATTTGGTAGTATCTTGAATACAGGATATTCTACCATATCTGTGGGTAACAAGAATCTTGCAAAAATGTCTTTATACTCACTTGTAAACAACCATGATACAGAAGGACTTGCCGTCTCTAACCGTGCGTGGATGGTGAGGTATGACAAACTTATGCAGGATGATGATCTTATGGAAGCCCTTGTAATTCCCAGTATAGAAGCAGGTGAAGATATTCCTGAATGGGTAGAAGCTGTTCCTAAATACCCAGAAGGTGACATATCATCAGAAGAGGTATCACGTATTTGGGGAAGATTTGAAGATCTTATGAAGAAGAACAGCAAAGAAGGTTATGCAAAGCCTATATCAAAAAGATCAAGGATTGCATACCGTACCTTGTACAAGGAAAGAAGTGAGCATGAAATCCCATTGTATATACTAGGGGACAAATATGTTATTACTATAACTGGAAATCCAAGAGTAGCGCAAGCTATGAATGGACTTCTTAACCCAAACGTAAACAACAAAGGATGGGCTGAAATAGGAGAAAGAATGCAAAGATTTATGGCAGGGGCATTTACCGCCAAAAATGCTGCCTTCTCTATTGCAAACCTTACAAAAGACTCCATGTACGCAAATAATCAGGTTTTCATAAAAGAAAACATACCTTATTGGATTAAGTTTACAAAAAAACAAAAAGCAGGTTTTGGCGACTTTATTCCCATGATGATGCGATTGAAAAAATACCGTGATGGAAACCTTGACTTATCTGATGAAACCAACAAGATGTTTAAGGAATTCATGGATAATGGCGGAGCAACAGGTTATACGTTTGTTGATACCCAGGAAAAATATGCAAAGGAACTGGCTGATAAATTAAAAGAACTTTCAAAAAGTAAATTTAAGGTTGCAGATCCTAGAAAGTTGATAACAGCTTTCTTTGATAGCGTTGAGTTTACCGGACAAGCAGCTGAACTTGTAAACAGATTTGCCGCATATCAAACAAGCAGAGATATGGGAAGAAGTGTAACGAGATCCATAAGAGATGCAAAAGAAATAACCGTCAACTTTAACCGAAAAGGAGCCGGTATGAAAAGCTGGGATGATAAAAAATCATTGTTTGATGTAACCAACATGGCAGCTTTCTTTTCTCAATATGGAAGAGCTTATATATTGTTCTGGAATGCCAACATGCAGGCAAAATACAGGTTCTACAAGAACATAAAAGAGCACCCTATAAAGACATCTACAACTCTTATAGGTAGCTCTATGATGTTTGCTTCTGTTTTGGTTCCTTTTATGAATAATTTTGTTCTTCCAGCATTATATGAAATGTTTGGCATAGGAAGCGGAGACGATGATGAAGATTATTATAATACTCTTACGGATTGGGAACGTACTCATAATATCTGCATAAGGCTTCCTTACGGGAATTGGTTAAAGATACCTTTATCTCCTGAAATGTCTCCGTGGTACACAATAGGGGATTGTATAGGTGGCGCTATTGCCGGACAAAGAGAACTTTCGGCATCAGATTTTATAAAGTCAGGGATTGATGCAATATCTCCGCTTTCAATAAACTGGTCTTATGAAGGTGCAAATGTTATATTGAATGTTCTTCCCACAATATCCCAACCTGTGGCTCAAGTAGCCATGAATGTAAACTTTATGGGAAATCCTATAAAAAAACAACCTTTTACAATGAGACAAGGCTTTGCTCCTCAGTACACAATGGTTTATGGAAATACAAGTCCTGCTCTTATAGAGCTTTCAAGACTTTCAAATAAACTGACCGGAGGTACCGATAGTAAAACATCTGGATCATTAGACTGGAACCCTGCACTTTTGCAAAACGTAATAACGGGATATACAGGAGGTTATGGTAGTTCCTTCTTATCGGCAGCAGACTGGATTGTATCTACTTTAAAGGGAGAAGAACAATCATCTACTATTGGTAAAATGCCTCTTGTAAGTAGATTTTTTATAAGTGGAAATAAAGATGTTAAAATTCGTAGGATAAACTCTTCTTTCTATGATGTAATAAAATTTACAGAAGAATTTAAGTTTGATCAGAAGTCTCTTGAAAATCAAATGAATAATTCTTTAAAAGAAGGTAATAAGGAAGAGTACATGAAATCAAAAAAACAGCTTGAAGAACTTCTTAAAAGTGACAGGGCTAAAAAATATATACAACTTGATAATATTGTAGATTCCACCAAAGACTTTGAGAAGTATTTAAAAGAAATGCCTGATGACGAGACAACGCAAGGTATGTTATACCAGCTTAAATCAAAAGGTTTGGAAATACTGAAGAAGTGAAATAAGAAGAAAGCGGTGCGCCATAATGACGTACCGCTTTTCCCAATATTTCAACTTTAGTATTTGAAAATAAGCTAGTTTTGTAAAAAATCACACAAACATGAATAAATTCTTAAACAGATCTGTAAAGCCGAGGCGGGACGACAGGACAAAAGAAACCGTTTACCGCACAAGAGGAACGGCGTATGAGGAACTTGAAGAGTTTGCTTCATACTGGAGCAGCCTTTACACTGCCCGTAAGAAAATGGAAAGATCCCTGATGTATGCGAAAGAAGATCAATGGGGAGACTATATAAAGGATCCGGACACCGGCAAGATGATGACTGAAGGAGAACTTATCAAGAAAAATGGTAAGGTTCCTTTGAAAAACAACATGATAGCACCGATTGTTAAGAACATAGAAGGCCAGTTCAGAAGAAACGTAACAAAACCTATATGCTCGGTAAGAGATCGGGATGAAGCAAAGGTCGGTGAAATGATGAGTATTGCAATGGAATATGCTCAGTCACTTAACGAGATCACAGAACTGGACGCAGCCAGCCTTATGGTTCTGGAATGTGGCGGCTACATTGCACAAAGAATAGAGTTCGGGTACAACGAGTACAAGCACATGAATGATGCATGGGTTTACAATGTTGATCCCTCACGGCTATTCTTCAACACCAACATAGAAGATCAGCGAGGATGGGATATAACCTGCATCGGTGAAATCTTTGATATGGACTTTGAACAGGTAGTCGCGGCCTTTGCAAAGAGTAAAAAGGATCGTGAATGGCTGGAAAGCATATATGGTACCGATGATCATCCAAGAAGATCATTCGTTGACGGTGTACAGGGTTACAACCAGAAAAATGCAGATTTTTATACACCTGCAGAAGTAGATCTTTGCCGGGTTATCCTAGGTTGGAAGCTGGAGAGCAGGGACGCATATTTCTACCACGACACGCTTGATGGAAGCTGGGGCTTTGTCGGATTGAACGAAGTAAATAAGCTGGAATACATTAACCAGAAAAGAATATCCGAAGCACTTGAAACTGGAGTAGAAGAGGAAGATATTCTTTTGATAGAATACGAATTCAAAGTAGAAAGATACTGGTATTACAGATATCTTTCCCCGTGGGGTGATGTTTTGCAGGAAGGAAGAAGCCCATACTGGCACGGCCAGCACAACTATGTATTTCATGCTTATCCTATCATACACGGAAAGATATTCAATTTTATAGAGGATTTTATCGACCAGCAGAGAAGTATCAACCGTACCATGACGTTGATAGACTTCATACGTTCTTCTTCAGCAAAAGGTCTGGTAGTCGTGGATGAAGATGCGTTCGACAGCATGAGCCGGGAAGAAATCATTGATGAATACGTCAGATATAACGGAGTTCTTTTCTGCCGACTGAAACCGGGTAAAGACATTCGTTCAGTCATTACACAGCTTAACGGATCCGGAGCCATTCAGGGGGACTATGAACTGTTAAGCCTTCAGTTAAAACTGATCAATGATATTGCCGGTGTAAACTCAGCTATGCAAGGGAAGGATCCTTCATCCGGAACTGCCGCTTCTCTTTATGCACAACAGACAGAAAACGCATCTATGAACCTGAAAGGTTTGTTCGATTCGTTTAAAGCCTTCCGGAAAAGAAGAGACCTCAAGCTGATGCAGACCATTCAGCAATATTATGATTCGCCCAGATACATAGAATTGGGAGGAAAAGATTATTCTGAAGAATCTAAATATTACGATCCGGAGAAGGTTCAGGGTGCGCAGCTTGATCTTGAACTTACAGAAGGAACAAATACACCTACATTCCAAATGCTTGAAAACGAATTCCTGATGAAGCTGTTTGAAATGCAGGCTATCAACGTAAAGACCTTGCTGGAAAACTCCAGTCTGCCTTTTGCATCAAAGATATTGGAAAGTATCAAACGTGCAGAGCAGGAAATGGCAGAAAACCAGAACATGGCACAGATGGATCCGGCACTGATGCAACAGATAGCAAGTCAAAATCCGGCACTTATGGAGAAGATGATGAACGATGCAAATGCTTCTCCACAAGACGGAATAATACAACAGGCGGCTTAAACGGAAGCTTCGGAAACAATACGGGTTTTTCTCTTTTGAAGGCCCGTATTTTTTTGTGCAATCCTGTATGGTTTCTCTGTCTTATAGCAAACATATACGCCTATTGCGGTAGACATTACACGGTCGTCATGGCAACCCTCAACAGCACCAGTCTTTTTGCCATCCTCTTTGATTTCAAACTGGTCGTATTCAAAAGTTGTTTCTAAGCTTCGTTCTATGTACAGGCAATCACGCATGGCAGCTTTCAGGAACCCGGTAACCATTGGCTTGGTTGAAGGGTTGGTGTGGAAACCATATTTAACCGGTGCGCCCTGTTTGATCTGTTCCGGACTTGTGCGGCTATACAGGTCGGGATAGAAATCAACAATTTCATCAAGCACATATTCAAAATTGTCTCCTTCTGTTCCTTCTGTCTCTAATGTATTGGATTCAATGACAAGTAAAGCCGTATCATAAGCTTTAGCTATCTGGGCAGCTTTCCATATCAAAAGGTCGTGTTCGATATGACCATGCCATTCGGCAACTACTTCCGGAATACCGCCTTCAATCATGGGAAGCCGGTCAAATACTTTAATCGAAGAGTAGTCTGCCTGATCTCCAGTACCACCAATATCAACAGAAACAATATATCTGTATCTGTAAAGCCCTTTTGATTTGTCTGGAAGCATCCAGACATGCAGCGCATTTTCTCTCTGTTTCGGTTTTTCGACTTCAACAAACCGTATATTTTCAAATGCTTTTTCTCCTTTAGTTGCGTCACCGACAAATTCTCCATAGAAAGCCGGATCCATACAGGATTTACGACACTGTTCAACATATTGTCTGGGGAAGAACGGACGGCCGGTTGACTGAAATGCTTCTTTCGGATCAGAAGGATATTCAGAACACATACGCCATTCCTCAACCATTCCTTTTTTCTTTTTCCGATACCAGGCAATAGCTTCAAGAGTAGCACCCAACTCAAAAAGGTAGTGTTCGTATTCATCCATTGATTCTATGAAATCCAGATAGTTCTGATATCCTATGTAAGTGGAATACATATCAATCAGGAACCACGGAATAAATACGGGTGTAAAGTCGTTTTCTCCCTTTACAGCTTTCAGCCATGTTCTGTGAAAATAGTTTCCTACACCTTTGGCGGTAGATTCAAGAACCTTGACTGTATAAGGACCGTCATTGATTGATCCGAAAATAGACTGTACAAGATCTTCAGGCTTTTTACCTTTCGTTTCCTTCCACAAACCCACCTCTGTCAGGTGGGACATAGATATATTTTGAGAACGAAGGCTATCCGGTTTCTGGGCCGATCCGATTGAGTAAAGACACTGACAATACTGTATCTGTCTTGTTTTAGATGATCCTTCAAACGGAGTAGTTTTCAAAGAAATACCATTCGTAGCCCATGTGGGATAATGTTCTATCACTTTGGAAAGCATACCCGAAACAATGTTTGACTGGGATTCTACATCACCGCATATAACACTGTTCCAGTTCTTCCTATGAATGATCTGGATCCAAAGCATGTATATCTGAGTAAGAGTAGATCCGCCCCATTGCCGGGCTTTCAAAAGTATTATGTTGATAGGTTCATTATTCTTTCTAAGCTTTTCCAGAGTACAAAGATAGGTCCTCTGTGCCCTGTTAAGAAGGAAGTGTATATCCTCTCCACCCCCCTTTGGAGAAATAAGAGCGGTACTGTATGCCCAGAATTCAAAATCATACAGAAATCTCTGCCGACAAAATTCAACATACAGAAGATTAGCCATGTATTCTGTATACGCCTGCTGCATTATTCTTTCAATGTACAGACGTATTCCAAGAGACATGAGAACCTGACAGAAGCCGGTATTGGCAAATTCCACCGGAAGCCACATTCCCTTCAAAGGAAAATCTTCACATGTTACCTTTACTCTCTCAATAGAAAAAGATCCTTCACCGGTAAGAGGATTGTAAGGCGATTCAATTACTTTGAGCCTTTCAAGGTTTTTCTTTATTATTTCCTGTGCCTGCATAATATCCTCCTGTAAACTAGGCTAGCCAGATACGAGGATGAAAAGCTGTACACATGGATGAGTGTGTTTACCCCGTGCGCAAACAAGCCGGTAAAAACATAAGAAAAAATAATAAGTGAAATGGATTTCAGAAAAAGCTTCTTGTTTATGCCAGAAAGATAATATCCCATTATCACGGAAATGACAGCGGAAAATCCGCAAGTTGGAACATCTTTAGCCGATAGATATCCGGATATGGCCGGTATTATAACACAGGCCGGAAGCAAAAATTTAAGATCAGATTTATGAAGAACGCGGTAATAAGTCCAGAACACAAAGCAATTAACCGCAAGATGAAGAAAGTAAGTATGTACCAGATTATATGTGAATAGCGTCCACCAAGAAGAGTGGTTTGTAACGGCCAGCATTTCGATCGGATAGAAAAAAGAAAGCAGCCAAATAATAAATAGAACAACTATGACTGGCATTTCTTCCTTTCTTTGTAGTAGCTGTAAATGATTTCCCGGAATGTTTTCAGATCAATGTAGTAGGAAGGTGCTTTTTCCTGTAAAATCTTTGTCAGGATCGAATAACCGACCAATCCTGTCTTATCCTTATAGGCTTTGTATCTTCTGTGCAACTCCTGATACATAAGGATAGTGTTCTTATTTTTAAGCCCCAGCGGCTTTCCTCTCTCAATCTTCGAGACATAACGTCTGGCGTTCTCGTAACTGACATAAAATCTGGGAGCACCCTTCATCATAACCGAACGTATGATATCGTCCTGTGTTACGGAAAATTTTCTCATAGACTTTATTGCTTCAAAGAACGCGTCTGTTATATGCTGTCGTCGAAGTTCTGAAATGTAATTCTCTTTCATAAAACGCAGCTTTCCACAAAGATAATAATAAAAAACAAACAAATAGCCTTATTACCCAAATCGTCAATTATACTGCCCAAATCATCAACTTTAATATTGCTTTAAAGTCTTACTTTGCATATATACTAAATGACTGCAAAAATGGATAAAGAAGAAATGGCTAAAACAGCAGCGGAACAGGAAACCGCAGCCAGTGAAACAGAGAGAAAACCGACAAACAAAGAACGGTTTAACTCAATGATGATGGAAAGGATGCAGGGATATAACCCTGATGATGAAGAAGGAGCATACGGAATGTTGATCGACGACTACACCAAGAGTGATGAACAGAAGAAGATTCTTTCGGATGCTATCAATCAGGATCCCCGTTTAGCGCAAGTTCTTTCTGATATTGTAAGCGGCAAGAGAAGCAGCGGTAATGCGCTGGTAAGGTATTACGGCAGGGATTTCCTTTCAGCAGAAGAAGGAACGCCGGAATATGATGATATCGCAGCAGCAGAAGAAGAACGGAAGAAAGAAGCCGAAGATCGTGCCGCAAGAGAAAGCGAGTACAAAAGCAACATGGATGCGTCTACTCCCATAATTGAGGAATTCTGCAAAAAGAAAGGATATGAAGTTGATGATTTTCTGGATAAGGTGTGGGATCAGATTGCTTCACCCATTCTTTCCGGTAAATACACTCCCGAACTTCTTGAAATGATGGATAAGGCTTTCAATTACGACACAGACGTAAGTGATGCACTGAAGGCCGGAGAAGTCAAAGGAAGGAACGAAAACGTAAACAAAATGAGAAATGACAAGATTGGAGACGGACTGCCGACCGGACTAGGTACAAATACCAAACAGACCAAGAAACCGAAGCAGAAACAAGAAACAATTCTTGACATTGCAAAATACGCATAACAGCCACAACACAAACACAAAATAACACGCAAAATTATGGAAAAACTGATCAAATTTATCAAAGATGAAAAATGGGGCGTTTTGTCTGTCTGCCTGACAGTTCTGTCGGTTTTGATAGGATCTCCATTTATGCTTGCAGCAGAAGGGGCTACCGTTGCAGTAACAGAAGGCGGTGCACAGGCACAGCCCGGTCATACCGGTGCTGAAACACAAATTCCCGGACAGGCAACAACTGTTTCAGGAGTTGAACAGGCAACCGGCGGTGTCGGAGGTGACGGAATTATGCAGCCTGAGATTGACGAGCAGATTTTTGAAATCGGTACCGATGAAACCGTACTTGACGGTGTCATGCGAAAAGCAAAACGTCAGGTAAAAGTTAAAAGCTTTGAGGTAGACCACTACATCATTGACGAACAGAAAGCCGTTGTCGAAGTTTCAAAAAAATACACCGCAGCCGAAAGCGAAACGGCAACCATTGAAGTAGCTTCCAAAGATGCAGGCTTGTTCCAGGAATATGGGACTATTCTTGCAAAGGGAGTAAACGGCTATGATCCCACCGGACAGAATGAACTGGAAGGCGTAGACCTTATGCTGTTTATCGTAGGTAAAGACAGTTCAAAAAATGGAAGCCCGATTGTACGCGCAATCAACGGTCCAAAGAGTGAAGCAACAGATATGTACTGTAATGTTCCTACTATTGAAGCAGGAACTAAACTGGTAATTCTCAGCAACGCATGTGCTGAAACCCAGAAGAATGTTGCTCCGGACATTGTTGTTCCTTCTCCCAACAGGGTTTATCTGCAAAAGACCATTATGAACCAGATTGTTTCTGATTACTTCGACAGTTATAAGAAAAGAATTCCGTTCCAGCAGGCCACTATTGCAGAAGCCGCCGTTAAACAGTACAGACGTAAGAACAACAGAACGCTGTGGATCGGTCAGAAAGGTAAAGTGAAAGTAGACCGCGGTGAAATGGGAGTTCAGACGGTTTATTTTACAGAAGGTATCAGATGGCAGATCAAACGCGAATGGCAGCACGATGGTAAATGGACGTTTGAAGAAATCATTGCACTGGCCAAGCTGAAGTTTACCGGATCCGACTGTTCAAAAGAAGCTTTCTGGCTGATGGGCCGTGACCAGCTTGAATCTATCCAGAACATTGACTTCACCAAGCATAAGGATATCACCATGACTTCCGCTACCACATGGGGATTCTCTTGTACCAAACTTCACACGGTATTCGGTGATTTCTACCTGAAACACGAACCTACTCTTGATGTTATCGGATATGCAAACTCTGGAGCAATCTTAGACATGCAAGGTCTGGTCAGATACTGGTACAAGAACGAAGAAAAGTCTACCGAAGATATCGAAGGCGAAGAAGCAAAGAGACAGGCCGTGATCTCTATCAATGCTCTGGCGTTGAAAGGCTTCTCACATATCTGGGTAGAAGGTGACTACAAGGGAAGTCTGCCGGGTGCAACAGTTGTTTCAGTTCACGACAACGGAACAGACGCGCCTGCTGATCCAAAGACCGGTCAGATTTTCTATCTGAAACAGGCATGTACTGGTATCTCCGGAAGTAAAGCCGGTGAGTTCTGGAAATGGAACGGTTCTGCATGGGAAAAGTACGAAGGTGAGATCTACACAAAGAACGAATCCTTTTAATGTATAACTTAAAAAGCGGGGCGGGTAAAACCGCCCTTACCTTGTATTATGGCTAAAATAGATTTATATAAAAAGAAATATGGCATTTACGGTAAAGTTGAAATGAGTGTTCTTATACCCGTAAACAAAGCCAAGTTAAGAATCAACTTTCAGGATGGCATAATCAATGCGCAGGGGGTAGTACCAGCCAGCTTTACAACATCAGATCCAGTTGTACAGACTGCCATTGAAAACCACGAAATGTATTTGAAAGGAAGGATCAAACTTGTAAAAAAATATAAGATCGGAGAAGTTGAAACGGAAACATCTTCTCAGCCTTCCAAATCTGAAACCACTGCACCGGAGACACCGCAGGACGGAAGTGAAACGGTGTATCAAGATGTAAAAAACGCACAGACAGCTAAAGAAGTTCTTATCCGTGAATTCAATGTTCCGATTATTGAGTTACAGGACAAAGAAAGTATCAAATCAAAAGCAAAAGAACTGGGAGTATCATTCCCTAACTGGAAATAATTATGATAACAAAGGATGAAATAGTAGCAAAGGTTAAGGCTATAATGAACGAGATCGGGGAAGAAACCAATGCTTCCCTTCTTGACGAAGATACAATAAAAATAGACCAGTACATTGAAGAGTGTATAGGTGACGCCCTATCCCTTGTAATACTTAATTCTCCGAACCTTGTCATAAACCCAAAGAAAGGATCAGTAAGCCCTACTACCAACGGAGACGGTACAGGATATGTTGTCCTTCCAGACGACTTTGTGAAGCTTGTGGCCTTCAAAATGAACGGATGGAAAAGGTCTGTTTCTATTGCTTATCCTTTAGACAGCGAACAAGCTAAAGAGCAAGGAAACGAATTCACAAGAGGAACCAAAAGTAAACCGGTGTGTGTATTGTCATATTCTCCCGAAGGGAAGAAAACTTTGGAGTATTATAGTCTGGGAGACAGCGAGAGCCATACTATATCCGTATTTGTGTATGAAGCGGCATACGATCCTTCTTCCGGGATAAATCTAAAATCAAACGATCCTGCATTTTACGCTTTGTGCTACATGACGGCCAGTCTGGTATATTCCATTTTTGAAAATCCGTCAACGGCAAAGGAAATGCAGACAATAGCTATAAACTATATTAGCAATGCCATATCACATTGATGAAGAGAACAGCGAACTTGCATTTGAGGTCCGCGAAGGTAATAAGTTAGTAATAAAGATAAAGTCAAACATATTCAGTGATTCACTGGAACTTTATCTTATAAAGGTCGGTGATAATACTGAACCTACTGATAAAAATGTATTCTCTTCATTACGTGTTCTCAAAGAAATAGAAAACCTTCACGACACAATCCTGAAGGAAATAAACTCTGTCACTTCCGGATTCTGGGAATTGAAACAAGATTCTCAGGGTAATGAATATATTTCGACAAAGTACAATGTTCTTACCGAAGGAGGTCTCACTACTTACGGTCTGGGTGAACAGAAGCTAGGAACTATCTATGACGGCCTTCCGATAGATAACGATACAATTTACTGGGAAGAAGTTGAAGGATCCAGAGTATTAAAGGCAAAAGGATCCGGCGGTGGTAGTACCGGTTTAGATGAAACAAAGCTTTGGAATGTTTTAGGAACCCCAGGAGATCAACAGATTGATTATTCACATTTAAGAAGCGCGTTTTCTCAGTTCAGTAATAATTTTGTAACTATCAACACCGAGCAGGAGATAACAGCATTAAAGCATTTCACTGCCGGTCTCTCAGTCGGATCAGCCAAAAAGAAAATTTATGAAAAGGACGGTGTTTTATACATTGATTCAAATGTAGCTATCACCGGTGCTTTGACTATGTATGCAACCGATGGTCAAAGTGTTAGTAGTATTTATGACGGTTTACCTATTGATAACGATACAATCTATTGGGAAACAGTTGAAGAATCCAGAGTTTTAAAGGCTAAAGGTGGAAGTTCCTTCGATGAAAATGCCATGTGGTCTGCACTTTCCGGATCTTCGGACAACCAGATCAACAAGTCGCACCTTACTACTGCTTTGACAGGTTACGCAACCGAAAGCTGGGTGTCAGGAAAAAACTATGCTGTTAAAGCTACAACATTAGCTGGTTATGGTATTACGGATGCTTATACCAAGACAGAATCTGATAACAAGTACCCAACAAAGACCGGAAGCGGAGCAAGCGGAACATGGGGAATTAATATTACAGGTAATGCTGGAACAGCTACAAAGTTACAGACTGCTCGTACATTGTGGGGCAATAATTTTGATGGGACTGCTAATATTAGCGGAGATATTACATTGGCTATTGGAAAAGGAATATATCTAAGTGCTAATGATGAAAGATGGTTATTGCAAACAAAGAGATCTGATAATACTCAAATAAATGGAATTAAGACAAATGGCTTCCAAATGTGCACGTATTTTGGAGATACAAAAACGATGCAATTTAGCAATGACAGAATATATTCTTATGTAGATTTTAGAGCACAAAAAGATTTATATATTAACGGAATCCGTCTGCACAAAACCGCAGACGGAGTAATTACCCTAGAGGGAAATCTAGCTGTAACTGGCGGTGTTACTATGTATGCAATAGATCCGGTTTCCGTGTCTACAGTCATGGATGGGGTAGTAGTGGATGGAACGACTATCAAGAAAGAAAACGGAAAATTAGTAGCAGTTGGAGGTGGCGAAGCTGGTAGCGTTGCATGGGGCAATATTTCCGGAAAGCCTTCGGTATTTGCTACAAACATCGCAAATATTACTGACCTACATTCAAGCTGGGATGCAGTTCTCAAGGCGCAAAAACCTGCATGGCTAACTGCTGTAAGTATAGCAACTATTTCGGATCTGCACGCTAATTGGGATGCGCTTTTGAAAGCTGCACCTTCGGCATACGTTACTCGCTGGCCGACTATTTCGGAAGTAACGGGTAAGCAAAATCTAGTGGTAAAGCTAAACGGAGGAACAACAGAAGGAACGAACCAGTTTACGTACAATGCTACTGCAGCAAAAACGATTAACATTACAGCTTCTAGTGTTGGTGCGGCCGCAAGTAGTCATAATCACTCCTGGAGCAATATTACAAGTGGCAAACCGACTACATTGGCCGGGTATGGTATTACAGACGCACCAACTAAAACGGGTAGTGGTGCTAGTGGCACATGGAGTATAGATATTAGTGGGAAAGCCAGCAATGCCGACAAGTTAGATGGAACACATAAGAGAACAGGAGATACATACTGGGGAGTTATTCCTTATGTAGAAACAGATGGAACATTTGAAATAGGAAAATACTTAGATTTTCATGTTACAAGTTCTGATACGAAAGATTATTCCACGCGTGTACAGGCTCAAGGAGCTTACAATAATATTGTAAACTTGCCAACTGCTAATGGTAACATAGCATTAACTAGCGATAATGTTGCGTCTGCTTCAAAGTTACAAACAACACATACATTATGGGGACAAAATTTCAATGGTACTCAAAATGTAAGTGGAAATATGAGTAATGTTGGCAAGATATCGGCCAATGGTGAAATAATAACAAGTTCTGCTAATTCGTTTAGGGCCGTATATGGAGGCTACGGATTTTTCATAAGAAATGATGGTGTTTCTACTTATTTTATGCACACAAATAAGGACGATCCTTATGGAGGATGGAATAATAATAGACCAATAACAATAGATAACGCAAGTGGCAGGATTTCAATAAATAGTGCTCTTGACGTAGGATCAGTAACCACCTTCTATAATAAAGTCACTGGAACATCAATTAGTTGTAGTGATTGGCACCGTAGTACAGGACAGACAGGATGGGTTAATGATTCCTATGGTGGAGGTATATATATGACCGATGCTACTTGGGTAAGAGTGTGGAATGGTAAAGGATTTTTATGCGAAAATACAATCGAATCAAGCTACAAACTTAGTGCGAGACAGCTAGTCAATGTTTACGGAGCGTTAGGCTATGGATGGGGTAGTGGGCAAGCTGCTTTTCAAGTTGCTATTCCAACAAACGAAAACCAAACGCCTATATTATTAGCTTACAATGGAGTTAATGGAAATCAAACGGGAAATGATAGATACTTTGCTATTGAGGTTCTTAACACAGGTTTAAGGAATGTTCATTTCAATGTAAGCGGAAAAGAAACAGTTAGAATGCGAGCTAATTATTTTGAAGTAAATGGAGATATTCTTGCAACCGGCGGAACTACCTTCTACGGATCAGATATACGATATAAGTCTATTATTCATCCTGTTATGTTATTAGCATTAAATAAAATAGCAGAAGCACCATCTTTTGTGTACCGGTGGAATAAGAAAGGAATGAAACGCGATAGGCTGAACTTAGGAGGATCTGCACAATATACGCAGTTAATACTTCCTTGGGCGGTTGAGGAAAATGATAATTTTTTAAGCATGGACTACGCAACAGTAGCATATACATTCGCTGTACATACAGCTAGACACTTGCTAACTTATGAAACAAGAACCGATAAGAAAATCAAGAAACTTGAGAACAGAGTTAAATATTTAGAGAAACAATTAAAAAAATTAGGCTATGAAGAAGTTCATACTTTGGATGATCAGAGTGTTTGAGTTGGACATTCCGACCGAAAGAGTAATTGAAAAAGTAGTTGATAAAGAAGTGTACCTTCCGCATGAAGGTGTTATCTATGGCAATGTCACTATTAAAGGTGATGTTGTTGTACTAGGAGACCTTAGGGTCGAAGGTAATTTAACTTGTTACACAGAAATTAAGGAGGACTAACAATGAAAGTAATTTTATATATAGATAAACGAGAAGGAGATATGGTAGATGTGCCTATCTTTCCAGGTAGTAACATAACAAAGAGAATGTCTTATCTCCAAGCTGTTGAAGACGATAAAATAAATGGTAATAAGGTAGCTGATGCAGCATTCATAGTAGGTGAGCAGATTCCAGAGGAGTATTTACTCAGCAGTAAGTACTTAGAGCGTGTAATTGAAATAGATGATGCTAAGCTCGCTGAAAGTTACGCGTCATTAGCTAAAGGCGGATATAGAGGAACGCCTGAAAAGCTGGCAAAGCTTACTGCTATGGATATTCCAGTAGTGCTGACCGTTTATGATGTGCTTCCAACGTCAAACCTTAAATGGGATGATATACGTGATACATTGAACAAGTATGGTGGTGTTGTAAACAATAATGCTATTACAGCATTTCAAAGCGGAGCAAACATATTAATGTTTGCAAAATATAAGCCTTCTGATATTGGTGCTGTAAACTTTACTAGAGACAATCCCGGAGCGTTTGTCGTTGATTCATGGGACGGTCAACTAGTTACTATCAAAGATAAATGGTGGATCGGAAAGAATGGAACATGTAATATAAACATTCCTATTATTGATAATTTGGAAAACAATTCTCCAAATGACGTTCCATGGTCTTATATACCAGTTCCGGGTGGGCAAAATGCACCTTACCGGTTAGGGGACTTTGCCGGGTATGATGCAAAAGCGACAAGTGATATGATCACATTGGTAGTGCCGGAATATGTTGTAATAGGACAAAGTTTGAGAGTGCCGATATATATGCCGGAAAAGAGAGAAACTGAACTTACTCTTAACGACATATACGATGTGACAGGTGGTGTTACTCTAGTGTTCCGAATTTGGGTGCAAGGCAAAACTGGATATTACAAACTGGTAGAGTTTCAGCCCAAACATCAGACAATGCTGGAGATAAGCGCGGAAGATCTGGAGTTTATCGGAATGTCTCCCAAAGATACCGTATGTATGCACCTTATGGCAAAAGATGTAAAAGGAAGGTACAGAAACATGAAGGCAACGGAAGATACAACAACCTTGTATAAAGTTAAAGTATTTTCTACCAAGCCATACGACTTTGTTACTCCGCGTGGTGAGGTTCTGCAAAGCAATTCCGATATTAAGAGATTGCGCCTGTACAACATTACGTTTGGTATTACAGCCGTTGGATTTTCAGGAGGTACGCTGGAAGCTGGTAGTAAGGTTGCAGTGTACAGATACAAGTCGGGCAATGTCAATTATAAGTATGAGCAGCCGTGGTACGAAACTGGCCCTGCTGGAGAATTGACAGTAGCCGCTGGACAGATAAGATATTATCCGATAGTCCCCAGCTTCGATTTTACCACAAACGACATAGACGAAAGTGTAACTAAAGCTGTCGTTATATGGTGGAATTCCAGTTATATAGAATTATCAAGACTTGAAGTTACAATAAGAAAAACAGATTTTTAATTATGGAAATAAGAACAGAACAAGAAGGGAAGTGGATATCCCCGATGTATGGGAAGTTTCTTACGCAATCTTCCGCAACAAAAGATGAAGATCGGGTAGTGGCCAAACAGGTATATATCCCTTTGGATGAAAGTAACGATGAATGGACTGAAATCACCAAAGAAGATGCGGAACGTATCTTCAAGGCAAAGAAAGCTGCAAGAGGTCAAATAGAATATCCGGAAGAACAGGTAAATCAGATGATCGGTCTGTTTGCTTCACAGATCAACGCCATGAATCTTACAGACGAACAGGCTTTGCAGTTTAAGAACCTGTACCCAGCATGGGAGAATTTTATCAGTCAAAAACTTGAAAAAGATTACAAGGTGCTTTATCAGGACAGGCTTTATAAAGTGAAACAGACTATTGAAAATGTACTGGAAAACCAACCGCCTAGCGTTGATACGGCAGCACTGTACGAAGAAATCAACGAAACCAATGCCGGGACAAAAGAAGATCCTATTCCGTACAATAACAACATGGAGTTATTTGAAGGAAAGTATTACTCCCAGAATGGTATCACGTACAAATGTACCAGAAACACCGGACAGGCCGTATATCAGGACTTGTCCGGACTTGTAGGAATTTATGTAGAAGTAGCAAACTAAAAATTATATCTCTATGAAACTTAAAAGCGTAGTAATAGCATACAAAATGCTGGATGATGCAGTGATCACAAGTGTAAACGACAAAGATGCAGTCAGTATTATTAAGAACCGGAAGGAAATGCGCAAGCATGTGGAAGCCTATGATGCACTTCTGAAGGATGCACAGGAAAAGTTCAAGCCTAAGAACTTTGACGAAATGCAGGAAAAGGCCCGCAAGTGGAATGAACTTCCGGATAGTGAAAAGGAAGAACTTAACAATTTCTTTGCGCCATACCAGAAGAAGGTAGATGCAGCCTGTGAACCGGAACTTGAAAAGGAAGTAGAAGTAACTCTTGAAAAGATTTCCGATGAAGGAGCAATCCAACTGGCAAAGGAAAACAAGTGGCCTATGTCTAAACTGGATCTCCTGAAAATCATGCTTGATTAACAGATACTTGCGATAAATGGTATTTATTTCCTAAAACAAAGCCTGCTATATTAATTGGCAGGCTTTTTTACTATATTTGTGAAAACAAAATAAAACGATTATGGCACAACTCAATTTTACACAGAACGGACTTGCATGGATATCCGATGAGATATCCGTATCATCAGACTTCAACCTTCACATAGAAAGGGAAAAAGCGGCACAGCTTAATATCATGCAGAAAACCAGCGGTGAGAAATGGGCTGATATTATTGAAGCAGAACGATATGCCAACAAAACCGTGATTGATGTGGATATACAGGTTCTTATCCCGAAAAAGATCAAGGTTATCAGTTATTCCAAAGTAACATCAGCAGAATACACGACAGCATGAAAACAAACATTATAGGATCTGTTATCAATACGAATGTCATTGGTGACATAAAGAGTAACAGATCTCCGGCACCACCGGAAGAGAATATAACGGATGCACTTCTTATGGAGGACGGAACACCCTTCCTTATGGAAGATGGTACATATTTCCAGCTTGAAGGAGAGCAGCCGCAAGGAATTAACAGGAGTTACTGGAAATTTTAAAACACGACATTATGGCAATACAAGGAAAGAAATTAAGTGAATTGACCGAACAGGTTAGCAATATACAAGGAAAGGAAAGGATTTACGTTTCTGACGGAAGCGGAAAGCCCAAGTTTATTGAAACAAACCAGTTGGCCAAACCCAGTGATATTCCCGATGTAAGCGGATTTATCACAAAGCAGCAAGCGGACGGATATTATCAGCCCAAAGGAAGCTATGCGACAACTACACAATTAGCTGACAAGGCCGACAAGGTATCTACCGAGAACGTATCGGAAGATACAAAGGAAATCCAGCCTAACAGATATTATATCTTTGGCGAGAAGGTTTCACTTACCATTACTCTTGCGGCCGGAGAAGAAGGTAAGCTGGCAGAGTATATGTTTGAATTTACTTCGGGAACAACACCGACTACATTGAATCTCCCCGAAAGTGTAAAATGGATGGGAGACAATACCATTGAAGCAAGCAAGACATATCAAGTCAGCATAGTCAACAACATAGCAGTATTGGGAGGGGCGTGATATGAGCATGTACAGACGAAGGCTGATGATAGCCAATGCACTCAAGAAAAGTTCGGGGCTCAATTATCCTGGACTGATCGCTGCATGGTCAGCTAAAGGTAAGACCAACGATGATGAAGATAGAGCAATACTGAAAGACCTTACAGGTAATGGACATGATATTACTCTTAATGGATTTGCTTTCTCTGAAATGAGTGGGTATGGAGGATATAATATAAATTTTAAAAATTATCATAAATCAAATCTTATAGTAAATAGTATAATAGAAAGTAGTAGAATTATATTAAATCCAGAAGATTCTGATTTATATTATGTATTTACTATTTATGGAACAACTGAAATAAATTCATTTACCTGTAGTATTAAAGGAATACAAGAAAAAGGAGTTCTCGAATACCAATATTCAAACCTTACTGAAAATAAAAGAGATACTGTGTTGATAGATTCTGATGGTATTTACACAATTCCAAAATCAGATAAAGTAACAATTACTCACCAAGTTGGATTTAAAATTAAAAAGAAATTTATAAATCAAATTGTTATTGAACTTCTTCCCGAATACCCCGATGCTCTAGTATTTGATGGAGTAGATGATTATGGTATTAATGAGAATATGCCGATTTTGACGGATTATACAGTTATTGCTAAAAAGTATAACTTTTTTGATGGAATTTATAGATATTTTATTAATAAACATATAAGTAAAAGTATAAGCGGTTCTATGGTTTTTGATAGGATAACCACTGAGAATAAATATCAAAGTCTTTCATTTGGAAGTAATTATATCGGTGGAGACCCAAATAACAAAATATCTTGGATGTCAAAAAACGTATATAATCAAAAAAATATTAATAGTGGTACTGATCTAGATGGACCAATAATACATATTGGCTCAAACGGTACTACTTCTGAATTTTTCAAAGGTGCTTTCTACTCCGCCTATCTCTTCGATCGATCATTAGATGAACAAGAGATAAAAGAATTTATCAGAAAGTATATAGATCCAGAATATCTGTTACCTAGTGAAATTCCAACTCCTGATTGTTATTATGATTTCTCTTTAGGTTCTAATGATGATGAAAACAGAGAAACTATAAAAGATCAGAGTGGTAATGGAAATGATGCTAAAGCATATAATATTGCTTGGGCTGATATGAGTGGATATGGAGGATATTCATATAATTTTAATGATTGGAGCAAAGGTACAAATGTCGTATTTTCTAATACCGATTCCAAAATAAATATAATTGAATCATTGCTAGAAAAATCGTCATCTTTATATTTATCTAACACGTCTGATAAGATTGATTTCTATATTAAAATAGAGGGTATTACTGCAGATACACCTTTATATTTTGGAGATGAAATTCACGGTATTCAACAATTACAAAATGGAATTAACCATATTGAAATAACAGCAAATGAAAATGGTTATTATGGATTTAGAGCATTCTTTGTTGGAGAGTGTAATATTACTATTGAACTAATTCCACAATATCCAGGAGCATTAGTCTTAGATGGTACAGATGATTATATTGCATTGGAATCATTTGATAGTGGATTTAAGACGGTGTTTATGGCATTTAAGCCTATGACAACTATGAATACAGGTTTTTACGATCAAATAAAAAAAGGAGAAAAAAATTATTGTTTTGCGATATGTGGTAGTTCTACAGATATAGCTTTTACTTATAGAAATACCAATGGTAAAAGCTATATAAATGGAAAATTAAACACATCTGTCTTATCTAAAGATATTATAAATAAAACAGTATGTATCGGAATTGTAAATGAAAACGTAACGCCAGATAATACAATTTCACCAAAAATAGGTAATGGTACACATTACGAACCATGGTATGCCAATATGGTAATCTACAAATTCCTTGGTTTTAAAGAAGAATTAACTGAAGAACAGATTAAAGCAATAATTAAGAAATATAATCTATTAGACGGAGTAGATGAAATAGAAGTAAGTTAAACAATAAATAACAGATATTATGAAATTTGTAATCGTATCAGTATCAGAAGCAAAAGCACACGGGATTGAAATTATCCCTACAATGAGACAGAGTGTAGATATGACACAGGTTGTTCTGCATGAAGAGTATGTTAAGAACATTGATGAATTTAATGTTCTTACTAGATATGAATTCGATAGTCCAGAATTTACCGAATTGATGAACTCAGAAGCATGGACGCACGGAGAAGATTATGTTCAGCCTAATGAAGATTACGCAAAGGTTAAGGCTATGCAGATTCTTACAGCAGAAACAAAAGCCAATATCAACACGATGAAGATGTCAAACACGGAAGCCTTGTCGGTTAAAGAGTTTTATCCCGAATGGTCGGCAGACAGCGTTCAGGTAAAACAGGGAGAAAAGTATAAGTACAACGGGAAACTTTACGAAGTAGTGCAGGATCACACCACGCAATCTAACTGGTCTCCGGGGAACCAGTCGTCTTTATGGGTTGAAGTAGTGGAAGATCACGAAGGAACATTGGAAGACCCGATACCTTACAACGAAGAGTTAAACCCGATGTGGCAGGGAATGATACTGGAAGAAGGTAAGTATTACACCCAAAGCGGAGTAGTATATAAGTGTATCAGAAATACAGGCAACAAGGTAACTCATAACCTTGCAGACCTTGTAAGTGGTGGATTTGTTCAAAAAGCAGAAGCATGATAAGCAAAGTATTCAATTATTTCGGATATGACGGACTAAAGCACGTCATTGCGAGCAATGTGATGGTAGTTGTCCTTAACTTGATCCTTCCTTTGTGGGTAGCGGTATTAGTTTCCGCATTGGTTGGAATTGGAAAGGAAGTAGTTTGGGATAAGCTGATGAAGAAAGGCACATTCGACAAGAAAGACCTTATAGCTGATGCGGTAGGTATTATTATCGGGTGCCTTTAAAAAATCTCGCTATAATTTGATAATGTATGCACTATTGTGTAAATTTGTAGTCGTGATGTTTAACTTATAATATAGTTTTGTATGGTAGAAAAATTGAAACAGGTAAAAATCCTGATTGACGAAAACAAGCCGGAAGAAGCAAAGGCTTTGATTGATGAAATTATTGCAGCAACCCCGCAGCCTGCCGGTGATGAACAAGAAAACAGCGAAGTTCCTTTGCCGGGACAAGGATCAAATTTCTGATGATTAAGAAATTTATCAAATTGTATACTCCGTTTATATGTGCGATAATATCCACTATACACGGAGTTCTACTTGTTAATAAAGTGCAGACTTCTTTTTATTTTATCGCACAAGAATTAACAGGTAATTCTATATTGCTTCTTTTGTATGTTCTTGTACATAGCAAAAGAATGTGTAAGTGGTATAAACTATCTATTTATTCTCTTTTAGCTATCCATGTTCTAAATTTTGCTTATCATATAAAATTAATAGATGTTCCTGTACTTTTAAAATTGGGTATATGTGTCAATATTACTTCTATATTGTTTTGGCTAATGTTCAGAATAACATATAAGACGGCTAAAGTTATTCATTCAGCTTGCAAACATTCAGAAATAGAATAAATATACTTATCCCATATTCATGCAACAGCTTTAAATCAAACTTTTTTCCACGCAAATTTGCAATATAGTAGGCAACTAGTTCTACATTTTTAGTAACACCTATCTTTTCGCGTATATTACTAAGATGGTTATTTACAGTTTTGGGCGAGATAAATAATTTCTCGCCTATTTCTTTTTCTGTAAGTCCGTGTGACAGTTCTTCCATCACTTCCATTTCTCTTTTAGAAATTGAGGTTTTTACCCCATTGTCGTCGTGTTTCATGTCATATATCTTTGTGCTCAGCTAAGATACTGATAATTATCCTAGTTTGCAATGCCGGAAGCAATAAGAAGGCAAATTAAATTCACAACACTATGACATTAGATGTAAACGGCAAGAACTACAATGTCACCGGACAGGGACAGGGTAATCTGAACACGGTTTTGGGAGCACTCGGTACGGCTTCTTTCCTGGGATTTAATGGTGGAAACTTTCTCGGTGGCTGGAACAACGGAAACTGCGGCTGTTCTGAAAACATGGCTGTAAACCGTTATGAATTGAACCTTACTCGCGAAGCTGATTCTTTGAAGTCTGAAAATGCCCTGTTACGTTCTCAGGTGTACACTGATCAGAAGATCGTTGAAGCTACTGCTTACTTGCAGGGTGAAATCGGTAAGGTTGCTACCAGACTGGAAAACTTCAGAGACGCACAGAACGCTGTCAACTTGCAGCAGGCTACTTACAACGCTACTGCTACTGCCAACATCAGCTGTCTGGGCCAGCAAATTGCACAGCTGCAATCTCTGTCTCAGTTGGTTGTTCCGCAGAACAAAGTGTGCGACACTTGTTGCAGCAACCAGTAAAATCAATTCTTAAATGGCTGGGGCGTTTAGGTACGCTCCGGCCTATAAAACGACAAACATTATGCAATATACTAACTCTCAGATACTAGCGGCGGTTCTGAACAGATGGCTGCAGCCGGTTGTGTTGCAGCTTTCACAAGCAAAAATGTCCTCATTCCCGGCATTACAGATGATTGAGAATAAAGTACGACAGATGGGTATTGTTTCTCCCAACTGGTCACTTACTCAAGAACTGGCACCCATGATAGAACCTATCACCAATAGCATTGTACAGCCAATGCTGGGTAAATACCTTTCAAGTGTGCCTGATGAATCTATCCCGGCTATGGCTCACGGGATTGTTGACAAGGCCCTTGAATCAGGCGAATTGAAACTTATGGAAGGTAAACTGACCTTTAACAAAGAAGATCTGACAGAACTGAAGAATTTGCTTAACTACAACCTTCCGGTAGGCCAAACGACAGACTACGTAGTAAAAACAAGTGATACAAAGAAAGCCGAAGCGCAGGCGGCTGAAAGTCCTGCACCAAACACAAAATAATTGGATATATGGTAACATTAGCACCTATCACAATTGCGGCAACATCACAACAGTATTTAGTTGATATTGTCAGAAACGTATGCCAGCCTTACTGTGCAACGGGTTCTATTATGCCCACTGGAGGCGTAACATTTTCCGTATTAAGCCAGGCAACAACCGGCACTCAAACGGTAGTAACAATCAATGCAGCAGGAAGCTTTCTCTACACCCCTAAAGGTTCTTGCAGAGCAATTCCTAAACAGTTTAACGAACAGTTTAGAGTGGCGTTTATCGGAGCCGAAAATGCAGTGCCTACAATTGCACTAACAGCATTGCAGACAGTAATCAGTCCTGACAACATTAAGGATAAATGCAACTGCAACTTGGCATACGGTGTAAGTATGGCAACCCCCTTGACCATTGCCGCTACATATCCTGCATAAGTAGTATATGTTAAAAACTCCCCACCAGTATTTGGTGGGGATAACTTAAAACAAAAGATATGATGAAAGCGGACGAAATGATACAGAGATACGAGGAACTCTATCACAAGATGGTTTCCTCAAAGGATCCGGCCAACATGAAGATTTTCGGAGAATCTGAAATGTGGGTTTTCAAAGAAGTAGCAAAAGTTCATCCGGATCTGGCAGAAAGCTGGCTGTCACACCTTGAAGAAGTATGCTGGAAGAATTATCTTTCGGACAAAGAAGCTGTAAACATCAGCAACCGGACGGTTAATCAGGACGGGACAAAAGGTTTCCACTGGACCTATGAAGTATTCACAAAAGCGGTTCAATCTCTTAACGGTGTGATTGAAGAAAAGCCTTACTATAATTCATACGCCCTGTACGTTACAGCAAACGTATGTTATAGTGATCACGGTCTGAGCATTGCTATGGATATGGGCTATGATGATCCCCGTAAAGTTCCCAATGAAAAGATGGCTTTGTCATGCTACCGGAAAGCCGTAGAAAAGCTGAAGGACATAGACATGGGATTTAATGTAAGGAAATACTTCAAAGGGAAAATGTACAGCAATTCCCCTATGTAGTTGAATTGGGAAATATGTTTATCAAAGAGGTACAGGCGGTTAGATAATTGCTTGTACCTCTTCTTTGTTTTTGCATATAATTACTATTTTTGTCAAAAACACGACAACATGGAAGAAAAAGGTATTATTTCAGGAACAATTCAAGGAAGCTTTGCCAGTGTAGCAACTGCATTTATCATGGAATCATTACAACACATGATACCCTGGTTAATTGTTAGTTTTGTTGTTATCATGGCAGATCTGGCATTTGGCGTAAGGAAAAGCCTTCTTATGGGTGAGACGGTTCGCTTTTCGCGTGCTATACGCGCCACTATGGGTAAAATAACCACATACTTTGCTTTTGTATGTGCGGTTTGTATGATTAATGTAGCAAGCGGTAAAGGCTGGGATATAGACGTATACGCCTGTTTGCTGGTCTCATTTATCGAATTATGCAGCATTATAGGCAATATTCTTAAACCTAAAGGGATCAAGATTGATATGCTTGGAGCCGCACGAGTCTTTGTGAAAAAAGCAGTAGACGTAAATGATGAAGAAGTCAAGTGCATTTTAAAAGAAGATAAGGAGGTAAACAATGGCAAACGTGAATAAATTGGAACCATTTATCCTGAAATGGGAAGGTGGTTTTGTAAACGACCCGGATGATCTGGGTGGAGCAACCAACAAGGGAATAACCCTTACCACATACAAGGAATACAGAAAAAGGAAGGGGCTTCCAGATCCTTCTGTTGACGATCTGAAAAACATCAGTGATGACGAATGGACGGAAATTCTCAAAACAATGTTCTGGGACAGATGGCAGGCTGACCGGATAGAAAATCAGTCTGTTGCCAATATACTTGTTGATTGGGTGTGGGCTTCCGGTGTTCATGGAATTAAAAGGCCACAGAAAATACTTGGCGTAACGGTTGATGGAATTGTAGGTGATAAGACTATTGCTGCATTGAACGCAATGGATCCCATGTCTTTGTTCTTCAAGATCAAAAATGACCGTATTAAATACATTGATGAAATCTGCAAGGCAAGGCCGACCAACAAAAAATACAAGAAAGGATGGATGAACCGTATCAACAAATTTAAAATTGAAGCGTGAAAGTATTTGCATTCATAGTATTATTGCTTTTTACAGCCTGTGCTTCAAGAAAGTACAAATCGGAAGAAACGTTGAACACTTCTCTGGAGAATGTGAGAAGCAGATCGGATTCTCTTATTTCCTCTAGGAATTATCTTGTGTTTCAAAAAGAAGTAGTCTTTGGAAATTATAAGATCAAAAAGACCGAGACGTTCTTTTCAGAACCAGACAGCACAGGCAAACAGCATGTTGTTTCTACTGTTCAGACAGAAACAGATTACACCGGAAATTCCCGGAACGAGACGGAAGTATTCAGTCAGGAACAGATCAAGTCCGGATCTAACATAAGGGATTCTACCTATACGGAAACAGAATATAGCAAGACAGAAGAGAAGAAAGTAAATCCGGTATGGATATCATGGGTTTTATGGTCTTTAGTTCTGGCCGGATCCGGTTATCTGATATATTATTTTTTTATCAGGAAATTATGGAAGTAAACGTAACAATTCAGGAAAGTAAGATATACGAAGATGTGTACGCAATAACCGCGCACACCGGAAAGGCTCTGGATAATATAGACAAGCTTTCGCTTACGGAAGATGAAATGAAGATTGTCCAGCCGCTTATGAAGGAATCTGCTGCAGAATTAAGTGATGTAATATCTTCGTATGGTACTTTGTCTTTTGGAGAGGGAGAAATAAGCATAGACTTTGATCTTCCTGTAAACTGGAAAGACGCGGCACTAACTACACTTACCCAGTGTCTGACCAACTATATATCTAACTCAATCTGTCAAAGATGGTTTGCCATGACCAACAGGGATGATGTGAAGTATTATGCAGACAAAGTTGTAATTAATGCTACAAACATAACAAAATTATTGTGTGAACGTAAAAAACCGCAGAGATAATGGAAGGAAGTAAAAGTTTAACACCGCAGGTGGTTGTAAAAGATCTCCTGTTGAGAGTAAAGGATCAGGCATATTACATCGGTGAATCAGCGAAATCAGATCCCCGTCTGGTGGAAATATCCGCAAAGATACAGGCTTCAGATGATGATGATCCGATACTGAAAGATTTTGTGTCAGATGCTACATCGGTTGTTTGCAACCTGCTGTCAAGAATGCTGGGAGAGACAAGCTACTCCAATGAAGGTGAAAATATCACATTTACGATAAAAGCCGCAGCCAACACACCGGACCTGCAGGATCAGCTTGTAGATTATATTACGAATTATATGTCAACTTCCATTTTGCGGAACTGGCTTAATACAGTCAAGTCCGATGAAGCAAAGAGATTTGATGAAAAACTGATCCGTCTGGAAACGGAACTTATTCAGCTTTCGGCCAGACGACTTAAACCTGAAAGGACATGAACAAACAGCAAATAATAGACAAGGTTTTCACTAAAACCTACTATATCGGCGAAGCCAAAAAGCAGGAAAATCCTTTGTCAAAAATCATTCAGGCAAGCAAAGACGAATCGGATATTCTGGGAGATTATTTTGATGAAGCCCTGAACGAAATAAACTTCTATGCCCAGAAAAGGCTGGTAGAAGTTATAATCACAGAGGACAGTATCGAAATAACCAGCCAAAGGCCGAAGAAGGAAGAGATAACCAAATGTGTTGACCGGCTTCTGGGTGATTACATCGTAGAATACATATCCTACAAATGGCTTTCGGACAACGGTTATAATGTAGATCCGACAGAAAAGGATCAGGCATTGGACCGGCTTAAAAACAGTATTTGTGCATTAGCACCCAAAGTAAGGCGAAGGGCCGCAGAAATGGGGATATAAAAAAAGGGAAGTTTTCACTTCCCCTTTTTTATCTGAGCCGGTTGGTAAAGCTTTCGTCCACCATCATTTCAATGTAGTTCACTGAAACGTCAGTTCGTACACCACCGACAAGGCATATCATAAAATACTTGTATGGTTTGCTCTTGTTCATCTTAGTGACAAGATCCCGGATATCAATCATTTTTTCTTTCTTTGCAACAAGTTCAAAATGTTCCGCATCATTGGAAGCCAGAATGTACATTCCTACATCAGAGAAGATATCTACTCCTTCACCTCTGAACATTACCGGTTCTCCCTTTATGTAAAGATCCGACAGGCTTCTCTTGACTATTCCTCTCAAGGCGGTCTGGAGTATTCTTTTATGCGTAAGTGTTCCCATCTTAATAGGTCTGGTAACAAGGGCTATCTTTGAAACACTCCGGTGCATGTTATTCAGATCAAGTATTTGCGTTCCGATCATTGCCCAGGTATACGGATAGGAATTCACAAAAGAATCTATCTGTTGTGAGATCTTATGCCATTCTCCGGTTTTAAGGGAATATACATAAGAGTAGGGGAAATCCCTGTTTGCTACCACGACTTCCTTTGTTTCGTAGTTATATCCCACTTTTGCCGTTTCCAGATAGTCCGGGAACACAACGCTTGACAGGCATGAATCCAGACCGGCGACAGCGAGTATACGGGTAATGATCGGTGAAGATATGGAACATGAAGGCAGAAATCCGTATATCTTTTCCGATATCAGCTGGGTAGTAGCACCATCTATTACCATAAGGCCCCTTTCGGTAGAAAAGGCTACCATTGTATCAAGCCCACATATAGAATCCGGATTGTTACATACGTCTCTTGTTACCGGTGTCTGGGTGGAGTAGGCCAGTGTTCCGGATCCGACAGACATTGCATATATTCCGTCCTTTGTAAACACATACAAAGGGAACTGGCCGAACTGACCCTGAGACATTGCTATCACATTTGACTGCACCCCGACAATAGGTGTCTGAAACTGGTAGCTCTGATCGGCAGGGAAGTAGAACGGATTGTTTACATTGGAAGCCAATAATATATTATCTTTGGAATAATCAATATTATCTGTTGGCCGTACCAAGTATTGCATATCTACAAAATAATCAGTAGTGGTGTCAGTGAAATAACTTGTCCTGCACCGGTATTTGGTTGGTATCAATACGTCCTGAAATGACCAGCAATAATAAGAGAAGTTGAAATAATTGCTGCTGTTTAAAAGGAAAGTTTTTCCTTTATTGATCGAAGCACAGTTTACAACAATTTTGTATGCCCGGCTATCAGGATAAATTATGAATGACGGAATGTAAGATCCCCTTTGTGATGAATGAACAATTTTATCACCGTTAGAGGTGTGGATATAGGTGTATACATCAAAAGTATAATTTTCCGCCCCTGCTACTATTTTATAGCCATCAAATAAAGTCTTTGTTATTCCGAAAATATGAAGCCTGTTATTGTACGAATAAGACTTTGAAGCATTAACCTTGTGATTATACCCAAATCCGTCAACCATACTTTTCTGTACGGCCATGTTGTCGGATGATACATCTAGGTCGGGTACAATGGTAGTTTCTCCGATCTTCAATTCCGCAATATTATACATCAGGCTTATATTAGACGCTCTGGTAGTAGCGGATTCTATATTGTCGTACAGATCACTGACTTTAAATCTCAGGCTGTCAGTAGAGAAAATATCAATGCTCAAAATGATATCTGCCCATGCCGACAGATCATAGTCGTCAAAAACAAATTCCGGCTTAAAACACAACAATGCAGCTTTGGCACCATTAGACGTATTTACCTGAATGAACTGGGTATCACTCAACCCACCTTTCATTTCTACACTGACGCTTCCGCTATCAGATGAATTATAATTATATGACATTATATCATCGTAGCCGAGGAAAGGTATTTGAATTTCTGTTGTCTTTACAATACTTCCATCGAACAGACGAAACGCGGCACAAAAGGCGGCAGCATAGCAATAATATCCTTTTTTGTTTGCATTATTCAATACCTTCACAAAGTTGCCATATCTTACTTCTGTGTCGCTTAATTCTGATACTTCTGTTATATCCGCATCTACCACGGAAAGTTTTTTCCTGATAGTCATCCCCGGCATATCAGGAAGTTCACCCAGATAAGCATATCCATCGTTTTTAAACAGAAGGTATTTAACACCGGTGTCAGTTAATACTGACACCGTGTTACCTATGAATTGTATACTTTTAGCCTTTACATCTTCCGTCATAATTGTTTCAGAAGAAAGATCTTCCGGCATTTCGTACATTTGACCATCCTCGGTTATCCCGATATATCTCTTAGCGTTCGCATGGTGATATATTTCCTTGTATGTATGAACCGTCTGTTTTAGCTGAATGGGGTTTCCAATAGGTTCTATACTGGAATTGTTCACCTTTGCGTTGATCAGTTCCATACATTCCCCGTCCGGGCATATTCCATCGTCCGTGTTACGGGTTATTCCTTTAAATTGTATCTTTACATTTTCCATACCAGCAAATTAACTGAATTATTGTATTACAGCGTTGACAAGTTGGGGAAATCAATATATTAAGTGCCCTTTTATAAGTTCTTTCAATGTTTTTGAAAGATCTGTTATAATGTATTCGCCTATTACATATTGCAGGACTGACATATCTGAGAAATTCAGTTTAAATTCAGCACCATCTCTTTTAAAAAGCCAATATTCATCCTCAATTTTAACCGAATCAATATCTGGTATATAAAACCTTATACGACATACCTTATCCATATTTATGACTAAATCATGTAGTCTTTTTTTGGCCTTTTCCCTGTCATATTGACTTGCTTTTACCCCATTGCAGCTTGAGCAATTATCTACACTGGGAGAATAAACCTTTCCGCATTTAGGGCAAATCCATCCTTCTTGTCTAGCCATTTGAACAGCTTTTAAAGCTATATGTTTGTAGACAACTTCATTAACTTCTCTCCCATTCATTGCTATAAGTGTAAAACTATCAAGCAATCTTTCTGGCGTATTCAAACTATCCATTGCAAACATTATTTTTTAAAGACATTTCTTTCATTTTACAGTGCAACATGGCAATTGCATTCCATACAATCTGTGCCGCGTGCAAGCATCCTGTTTCCGGATCAATATCATTACCCTTTTCCAGTTCGGTAAGGTGCCGGAGCATGGCACCTTTATATCTCTGATATCCGTCTGGAAGGTTTCGCCATTTGTTGGGGCCATATTTTTTTGCTCCTGCTGTGTATACTTTCCCGACTTCTTCCAGTTCCGGCCAAGGCAGAAGTTCCATCATAACCTTGTCGTCTTTCCGGTCGTTCTTTATGCTTTCGTTTTCGATATCCTCACATTTCTCGATTTCATATTCATTGCAATTAACAGTAGAAATATTATTATAATTAGCTGGAATAATTCCAGAAACTTCAAGAACCAAGTCGTTATTACCTTCCTTGCCTGACATTTCGCATCCTTCTACATTATAGGTAAATATTCTCTCTGCAACTTTCATGTCAAGTAATGCGACAATATGATAATGTCTCTCAGAATTTCTATCCCAACAAACAATTCTTGCACTTCGTCCGTCACGTGTAACAATTCTTCCTTCTAACTCACCGTTTGTGATTTTCTTTGCCGTTATAATATTAAATGGGATTCTTAAATATTTTGTTTCCATATTACTTATTTTTTTAATTGATTAATATTTTCGCAAAGCTGATTAATAGCAAAATTAAGTCCTGCAATAACTCCATTAGTGTAGCCGGTAGTCATACCGTGATCTATAATAACTTTCTCTACTTCTCTTTTCTTTGCTTCAAGCAATTCTATTTTAAGCGCATCAATGTATGCTTGATTTAAAGTCTTATCAAGGGGTTGTGGTGTTCCTTGTATGTTTAACATGTCATTGTTCATATCTCTTATCTTTTAGCCGTTTCAAAACATCTTTATTTTCTTTCAAAATTTCATCAAATGAAGGTATTGGCATCCAAGCGATAACTTTAAAGTATTTGCTTAGTATTGAAAATTTTCCTCCATTGTATAATGATAATAGAGGAACTATAAAACCATCTTCTCCTTCAACTAAAATAAATACGTATTCTCCATCTTTTGGTAGTTTTTCTTCTAACCTTATCCACTGATTTTTCAATGCACAATCCCAACCATCTTCAAATGCCACACGAATATCACCATTCTTGTAATACATATCTTTAGTGTCACATATTTGACCATAGTATTCTTCTATTTCTTTGTGTAACCAAGCAGCATATTCTTTTGCTTTTTCTTCTTTCTTGCTCATATCACTTAATCATTAAAAGTTGATTTATCACCTATTTTAGTCCCATGATATAAAATTCTGTTAGAAGCTTCATCTAAAGGTAAAGATTGAAGATATTTCATACATTCTTCCCAGCCATCCAGAAAAGCTTGCTCAACATAATATATATCAAAAGACCGGCCTACTTTATTAAGTCCTTCAGCATACTTTTTTGCTTTATCTTCCTTTGTCTCCATATTATAGAAAATCTTTTTAAATTCAGTCCACGCTTCATCCTGTTTTCTCTTACAGATCAATTCAGCTTCTTCATCTTTATTCTTTTTTAATTGATCAAGTAGATTTTCCGTTCTTCCTTCAGAATAACCCTCATCATATCCGGATTCATACGCTTTTCTCAGATCATCCCTTGTAAAACATGGATCAGTTATTCGTGAAGCATTAATAATGTGCGGGAACATCTTATCCTGCACGTATCTCATTGCTTTTTCTTCCTTTCCCATATTACTTAATATTTAATTCATTTTTCCATTTGTTATACATTTCAATCCAAGTATCATAAGATTCAAGCATTATTCTATTAGGGACATCATCATGTTTTAGACATTCTCCGCATACTAAATTTCTATTCAAATTTTCAAGTTCATACCATCCATTATGTTTAGCATATTGTTTAACAAAAGCTGTCCATGCCATAATACCCCATTTTTCATAAATATGTTTTTGAGGTCTAGGTATATATAATTCTTTACCACATCTTTTGCATTTAGGGTGCTCGATATCGTATTTAATATCTTTCATTAATGTATTAAAATCCATATTACTTTCCTTTTTTAAGTTCTTCAATCAGCGCATCCGCAAATCCAACAGACGACTTTATAATATTTTCTTTGGTAGCATAAAAAGTATTATTCGCCAAACATCCTTGCATTGCTGCAATTGAAGCCTGTATTCTTATCTGCTGCCAATCTGGGTAAACATTGATAAAATCCAATTCGGTATCAAAATATTTTTTCCCATCCGAACAGTCATAAACAAACTTTGATCCATATCCGGATGCAGGTACAGAACATTTATCTATTACTGCTTCAACTACTTTTCCGGTTGCTTTTACTTTTGCTTTCATATTTCAGTCCTCCTTATTTGGTATTAAATCCTTAATGTATGCCCACCTTACACAACCATATTTTAACACATAATAGGCATTCTGATGGACATATACATCTTTCCTAAATGCGTCTTTTGTTATTATAAGCAAATCGCCTTTATCTGTATCTGGCTTTTCGCTCCCGTCGTGCCAAACTTTATTAATATTTACGATGTTATCAATCTTATCAAGTTTGAAAATATTATAATACATGTCAGCCATGCACATTAACGCACGCGCGTTAAAATCATGTTTTTCCGCTTTGTCAAAGTTACCTTTGTCATCCGCTTCTCTCATTTTAATATCTTCTTCTTCACATAGCCGGAAAAACGTTTTTGACATTCTTTGTGCAGCTTCTTTCAAAAGCTGATTGTATTCTTCTTTCTTAATTGTATTTATTGCTCGTCTCATATTTAATTGTTTTTTGCTGGTAATAAATCTTTGATGTATGCCCACTGAACAAATCCGCATCTTTTTATCAAGGATCTCCATCGCAATAGGTTTATAAAATAAACGATCTCTGTGCTACCATCAGGCCTAATTGCAAGGATAGCTGATGATTCCTTTGGTATATCCTTAACATCATGCCATACTGAATTAATGCGCCAGTCTGCACCAGCAATAAATCCCAATCGGTAAGAACCGCGAAAGCCTCTTAAATCGCCATTTTCTACATATTTTTCCGTGCTTCTTTCCGCTGCTTTTTCGATATCTTTATTTGTCATAGTTACTTTCTTTAGGGTATTCACTTAACATTCCTGTTCTCTACATGTGCCACAGTATATAGCAACGTAATGTTTTCTATACGGCATTGGCCTTGCTCTATATTTTTATCTTGAAAACATTCCATCAGTGTATTTATCACTGTGAATCTGTCATACTGTCTTTTGTCAAAGAAGAAGGAAACATTTTCGCCATCCTCACAGTAAAAAGATTTACCATCCTCTTTATTATTAAAATCTTTCAGATCAAATGCTTCCTTAATAATTTCAACAGCTTGCTGTTTGGTTATATTTTTCATAATGTATTATTTAAAAAATTAATATCTAGTTCTTTCCAGATATGCAGCAATTCTCTTTTCTGGATCATCACCATTACGGACGAAAATCATTGTGTGATTTTTATCTCCCGGAACTGGAACATATCTTCCGTTTTCTTCCAGATCTCTTTGCTGAGATACTTTGAGCATGGTTCCTTTAGGGTTTTCTTCCAGATCTACTTTACGCTGGACTATCGGATCTTGTGATTTCTTCATAACTTATGCGGATATAGCTTTTGCGATTGTATTCGCATCAGCAAGTTTAACAGATAATATATTAATTGCTTTTGTACATTCTTCAGTATTAAGATTTACCGTACAGGGTACATTTAAGGTTTTCATTGTTTCGGATAACGACCGTAAAAGATTCGTCAAACGTAAATAGTCTATGCCGAATTTCTTGAAACGCTTGTCCTTCTCTTGAAGTTCCTCTTCTCTTTTATCCAGTTGAAGGCATGAGAATTCACACAATGTTCTGGCAAGTTCCATGCGTGCTATTATGTCGGAAAAAGATAAATTCACTTTATCAAATTCTCTTTTAATCGAGTAGTACAGTATATCTACATGCTTCTGAATATCCTCAAGAAAAATGTCGTTAGCGTCAGCAAAGAAAGAACTTGTGTTACCAATTACTTCATTTATCAACCTTTCATATTTCAAGCGATCTTTCTCTACTATATTTACTTTTCTTTTGGTATCAAACCGGTATAATGGAGATTTCCTGATAGATTCAACAGCTTCTATCGTAAGACCTATCACTATATCATTTGTAAATAGCACGTTGTAAGTGCATCCGATCACCATAGCTTCATTTTCTGCTATGATATTGTTTGCTTCTTCCTTTGTCATAATTCCAGTTTTTTATGATTAAAGATACGTTTCCACCATTTCTTGCTTAACTCCATTTTAAGCTGAGTAATTACTCGTTCCATTTCTTTGATTTCTTCTTTTTGCTTTGTATACAGTTCAAAATAATTTTTGTATAAATTGTTGCTTTTCTCAAGGAGTGATTCGTATTCCTTCCTGATGTTCTCCGATTCTTTAATCAACTGGTAATTGGTGGCATTTGCCTTTTGAAGTAATTCCTGATATTCAGAATAAGGAAGTGTTATTAACTTTGTTCCCATATATATACTTTTGTTATATGTTTTGGCTAGAATACTTTCTAAGCCTTGTAAGGCTGTAATAAATCCCAGAGGTATCATTTTACTATGTTTTGTGTTCCTACTTTAAATTGGTTCCCGTCATATTTCATGTACGGATCAAAAGGTAAATCGAAAACCGAGACGGCCAGACCTTCATTGACAAATCCAAGCTGGTCGGTAAAATATGGGAAAATACCATTTATAACATATTTCACAGTGCTTTGACTGACGCATACAACAACATCATTCAAAAACATTTCAGCAGGATATAATATTGGTTTTACGTTAAAGAATTGGGTATAAACAGAAGATTCATTATTCCCTCTAAGTTCAACCATTCCATCACGGCTTACACTTTCCAATTCCAGAATTCCATATTCCGAAGAAAACACCTTCAACCCGAAAGGAATTCTTGAGCACATAAATGACATTAGTTTATCGTTTATCATATTTTCCCAAATTGTTTTTTAATTTCAAAATCAAAAAAATCCATCAGATCTTTGCGATCTTTCGATAATGATAAAGCGGTAGCCATAGCTTGTTTTGCCGCACGCATAGCTTTATCCTTAATCGTATCAAGCTGCTGCTGCATCATTTGAAGGCGTAAATCTGTTCTTCCTTCGATCAAGAAATCTATTTGTTGTTCTGCTTGTTTAAAATAGTCACTGACTTTTATAAACTTCCGGTGATCTTTCCAGAAAACCTTATTGTCCTTCATAACAATGCAGTCTATCCCGCGTCCTGCTGATATCACTATTACGATATCTGTTCCCCTGTATTCCTTCTGGAATGATTTTCCGGGATATGATGTAAGGGGAAACTGGTCTTGTCTGATCATATTCTTCTACTATCTCCTAATAAAGGTATTACGTTAAAACTCTTGAACCGGTCTACCAGCCGATATCCAAACCTTTCTTTGAATTCATCAGGTGAAAGATTGCTGGTTATATGGCATTTCTTAAACTGGTTCTGAAATATCTCATATCTGGCATACAGGAATTCATCTATTACTAGATCAAGTGAAGTACCATAGCTTTTCTGATTCTCTGTTTCCAGACCGATGTCATTAATACAGATGTTGAATGGATCACCTTCTATACTTCCTTTGCCGGAATTCTCGTTGTATGTATACCTGTCTATATGCCCGTTCATCTTGTAGTAATTCATCATTTGGGTTACAGACACGTTATAGAACCGGTTGGGGTTTCCTGTCAGCATAAGATAGTCTGAAAATATCTGCATAAGCAATGTCTTTCCTGTTCCCGGAGATCCCAGGATCATAAGGTTCTTGTAAACTTTAAATTCTTTGTCGGGAAAGATACTCTCAGCCAGCTTGCAGTTATTGAAGTAGTAAACAAGAAATCTTATAACATCTTTATTGTAACTGTCAATAACAAACTCCCTGAATTCTCGCCCCATGTATGCAGCACCTATCTGTTCAATCATAAGGCAATGCCGGTCAAATTCATCAAAGTCGGTCAAGTCATACTCAGAATGAACCTGAATAGTCTTTTTCAGCCGGTTTACCAGGTTGAATATCTGGTTTTGTGCTAATGTTTGTTTTTCTTCCATTATTGGTTGGTTTAATAGATTCTATACCCTGATTTTTCCACCACCAGAAAAACCGTTTCTTTGCATCAGATGTGGTTAGCACGGTATCTTCCTGTCCGGTTGCAGAGATATAGTCAAAGAACTTATTAATTTGTTCCGGTAAAATTCCCAGAAAAGTCTTTGCACCTATTCCGGACTGACGGCACATTTGTTCGATCCATAACTGATCGGAATTAAGTTCTTGGATAATGTCTCCAAAAGCTTTAACAGGCTTTGCAGGAACCGGATTTACCGGTCCTGCAGGTGCCTTACTTGCTTTTGCTATTCCTCCTTTCCTTCCGGCATTTGCTCTTTTCTCGCACACTTCTTTGTATTTAAGAAAATCTCTGTCAAACTGGGATTTGAAAGGAGTAAACGCAATCTTTAACAGGGAATCTCCGGACAGCAATTCTTCATATTCTCTGTTATCTGGATCATCAAGTCCGTGCTGATAAGATACGATGGCCCGGAATAGTTTACCGATCTGTGCATCAGTAAGTTCCTGAATAACGTCCAGCGTATCGAGATACAGCAAGAATGATTTTCGGTTCATTACATATCATTGATATAATCTGTTACTACTTTTCTGAATTCGTCAAACGACCGGCATACGATATAATGACTTCCATTTTCCTTTGCAGCTTTTTCCCATTTCTTCTGTGATTCGCTTTGCCTTCCGTCTTTAGTTTTCATCTCAATACATAGCGCACTGTAATTGCGGTTACTTTTCAGAAATATGAGATCAGCTACACCGGGAAGCATACCTTCATCCTTCATGTAAGCTCCAATTCGGGGAGTTCTTCTTGCAGCATTAGGAATGGCAAACAGGATATTCTGGTATTGGGGATATTGCATCCTGAACCATTTTACACAAGAACATTGTATGCGGTGTTCTTCATCATCATGCTTACCAGATGATTTTTTCTGTTGTTTTAGAAAATCGGTAAGGCTAATTCTATTTTTCTGCATAGGCTATACTGAATTCTTCTGGAATATATGAGTTCACAGGAATGATGGAAGATTGTTCTATACTTGCGTGAATGATCTTTCTATCGAATTCCCGTCCTTTTTCTTTTGCGGCTTTTTCAAGTTCATCCTGCTTATCATTGAGATACTTATTAATGATTAGCATTGCACGTTCCGCATTATAGGTTTCCACGACAAACGTCTGGTTTGTTTCCTCTTTATCTTCTTCTTTAGGTCCGGTGAGTATTATTCTTGCTTCGATGTTGTAGAATTTAGGTTCCGGAATATCTTCTTCACCTTCTCCCATAAGGGCTTTGATCTGTTCTTCTGAGTAAAGATCAGAAAATTCAATAGCAAGTTTGCCTATTTCGTCGATTGGGGTAACAGAAAGTTTGTCCACCAGAATTGTGCAATAGTCAAATTCTTTAAGAAGAGTTATACGATAGGGACCTTTAAAGTTCAGTTCTGTATAGTCTTTTACTATTTCTCTTGCCTGATCAATATTTTGAGCCTTCAACAGGAATTTTTTCTTCTTGTCCAGCATAACCTGTGCGATGTAAGGAACTAGCGCGTCTCGGTCGTTCTCAAATGCCATTCTTTTCTGGTTAGATACTTCCACTTCCGTGATTGATCCTTCCTGCATGTAGAAGTTGATAGTAGAACATTCTTCCTTACCCAGATATGTTCCGGCTTCAAGAATAAGTTCGTTTCTTTCAATACTTACAACTTCCCCGGTATCTTGATCCCTGAAATTTTCCGTCCATTTCCTGAACAGATTATGAACAAGGTACTTGTTGAGCATTTGTTTGAGATCTCTTGTGGTAACCCTAATTTCATCCTTTCTAGTCTCTACTCTGATTTGATTCTTTTTCTTTGCCATAACTTAATTTTTATTATTATCTTCTACTAATTCACCATTTTGCAGCTTGTACCATGTATCAGGCTTTACATTAACGCCATCAACTACAACTGCCTTCCATGATGCAATGTTATAATTATCTTCGTTTTCTTCCGCAATTACCAATATTGCTCCCATTCCCCCTCGTACTCTTACATTGTTTCCACGGGCTACTGACAACCCATTTCCCCCGGTACATGATTTGCCTCGTGAAGTCGCTGCGCCATAAGATCCGGCGGTCGCTGCGCCACTATCTCCGGCGGTCGCTGCACCACGATATCCGGCGGTCGCAGCACCATTATCTCCGGCGGTCGCTGCACCATAAGATCCGGCGGTCGCTGCACCACGATCTCCGGCGGTCGCTGCACCACTATCTCCGGCGGTCGCTGGTTCTCCTTCTTTTGCATTACATTTGTTCGTACATCTCTTTCTTGTGTACTCAATAGCGGCCTTTACAAGGCCTGATATACCAATTTCTGCCTTTACTTTTAAGTCGGAAACAGCCACTTTTGTATCACTCGTGTCATTAGATACTTTCCCAAATCCTTCTACGTTGCAAAAATTATTCTTAGCAGGAGAATAGTAATTAAAAACATCAAGAGGATATTTGCAAAAATGAAATCCACTCTGACACGCTTCTATATTACCATCTTCATGGTATGTATTACCTTCTTGATACTGAAATCCACGGCATTGCATATTTTCATCAAATCCCTTATACCCCGGGATATGTGTAAATTCTTCTGGTATAATTACATTGTCCGGAATATTACGACAATTAACCACTGTGGCAATATCTGACAATTCATATCCGGCAATGCCGCAACCTATTTTTGTCATGTAGAATACCTTCCCTGGGTTTTCCTCGGCATATTGGTAAAATCTGCATATTGATTGTTCCAAGTCAGTAAGATTAATACGATCCATATTTTTATCCAATGTAGGAATAGCATAAGACTGGCCTTGTATTCCTTCAGGATTTCCCATTTGCGCGCCAAATTTTTCTACCGCTAAATAGGCAGCACCGCCAGCATGATTTCCATTGAGATTTGATCCAAATACAAAAATTTCATTCTCTTTAAGGCTTGTAATTTTTTCAGGTGTGTAATTTTTCATAACTTGATAATTTTTATTTTTATATTTATTCATATTCTAAAATATCTGTGTGCTGCACATTCATCATGTTCCAGCACGATGTTAAACAATTGGATCTGTTGTTGACGGAATTCAAGATTATTGTCATATAGTCTGTGATGTTCTCTACACATTGGAACTATATTCCATTTCTCTGCATAATATTCCGGATAAGTTGAACGCGGAAGAAGGTGAGCGGGATCCACCGCTTCACGTCCACATATACAGCACCTTTGAGAAAGATCTCTCTTAATGGCCGATATCTTTCTGTTCAGTGCTTCCTGCCTTTTGCTTGTTCTCCTTAGTCTTACCTTCCGAAGCGGAGATTTTCTCCGGAATGGTATTTTCTTTTCTTTCATGGTCTAAATTATTATCACGGATAAATTCTTTCAGTGCTTTACGATATGGCCTTGATGCATTGTAACCTCTGTTTGTTTCCGGGAAAAGAGATATTACATACTCAAGGCATTCAAGTATTGCTATTTTGCTTTTTTGTGTCATTCAATACGAGATTTACAAGTTCGTCAAAATAACATTCATCCTTTGGTATGTCATCAGAAGAAGCCATTATCTGATTGGATATGCTTCTCTTGTTTTGTATTAGATTGTATATCCTGTGATCAATGCTGTTATTTCCCAGAGCATTGTATACGGTTACGTTATCCTTCTGCCCTATACGATGGCAACGGTCCTCGCATTGAACAAGATCAGCATAGGTCCACGGCTGTTCGATAAACAAAACAGTAGAAGAAGCTGTCAGGGTAATTCCAACACCGGCAGCCTTTATAGAACAGATAATCACTTGGATTTCCGGTCGGTTTTGAAACACATCTACCGCTGCTTGCTTCTGTACATAGTTTTCGCGACCGGTAACCATTACCGCTTTCGGAAAAGCCTTTTTTATTGAATCAACAATCGAATGAGATGAACAGAAAACAACGATCTTTTTCCCTGTTGCGACAAAATCTTTGATAAAATCTATCACAGGTTTGACCTTGCATATTCCAACAAGAGATCTTAACTCCATGAACTGAACTAGGGCTTTGTTACGCATCTTTGCCCGCGCTTGCCATTCAGTACATGACTTGTATGTTAATAGATACTCTTTCAGGTTTTCTTCCGCCATCTTGTAAGCTTCATAATACTCTTGTGGTGCTTCCTTCTCTATGTCGATATAGATATCCATTCTTGTTTTATCCGGAAGCTGGGTAAGAACATCTTTCTTTTCCCTTCGGACAAGACATGTTTCGTATAGCTTTTCTGACAATTCTGTCAGATTTTCGCCATCCCCATACCGGGCCGTGAAATAACTTGTCCCTCCAAACTCTTTTAACCGGTCCATAATAGCAAGCTGGGCTATCAGATCTCTTGGCCGGTTTACTACCGGTGTACCGGTTAGCAGCATAACATATTCTTTCCCGGCAGCAAGACCGGCTACAAACTTAGACTGTTGCGCTCCCGGATCTTTGCAGCGGTGGCTTTCGTCGATAATTACAGACTTGAACAGGCTGATAAATGGGCTGAATACTATATCCTTCAGACGGTAGCCTTTTTTATACTCCCAAACAAAATACTTTCGAAGGCTTTCGTAATTGCAGATGCAAACGTCCATGTTGTGCATTTGCAGCATGTACCCCCATGTAGCTTTTATATTGTCATTAAGAACAATAGCTTCGGCCCCGGCGAATTTCTCAAATTCTCTTTTCCAGTTTATCTTAAGGGAAGATGGACAGATAACCAGAGCAGGGTATGCCTTTGCGGTATTAACAATACCGATAGACTGGCATGTCTTCCCCAGGCCCGGTTCATCGCCTAAAAAAAGCCTTTTCCACTCCAGCCCTTTTTCAATTCCTTCCTTTTGATAATCATAGGGGGTAATATTAAGTTTTATAGGAACTTCCATATTTCTTCCTCAATTTGCTCGTTAGTTACTCCTTTGAGATAGTTTTTCAAAATGTGATTTACTGACATTTTGTAGAACTTCTCAAATTCAGTTTCATCCATCTTGTCAAATGCAATAGATTTCGGTATAATTACAGACTGGTTCCCGTAATGCGAAACTTCGTACAGGCCCAGATCAATCTTAAGACGCGTTCTGAGATCCTCAACGGAATGTACATTCAGATTATCTTCCATCCATTCCGGGAAGTTATCGTATGTCAACTTAAGAAGGGCAAAGAATTTTTTGTGAAACTCATAATTTCTCTTTTGCCCCACCTCTACCAAAACATCAGTGTTTCTTTTAAGCCGGGAAAACTCTTCCCGGTCACTGTCATACTTTGGGGCTAGACCATTTTCAGTAACAACACACAATATCTTCATAAGACAAACAGATAATATTTGAACGCCAATTCGTTATACTTGTCAAAGCCACGTCTATACACTTGATCACCTCTCTCAATGAATTTTTTGAAGATCTTGCAGTTTTTCTTACTTATCGCATAGATGAAGTCTTTATCTGATCCGGCAATATCCATATACCATGCGCGACTTCTGTCCCAGTCGAAGAAATCTACTGCTTCGTCAAACTCCTGTTGCGATCTGGCGAACGTGGTTTTCAGGTCACCGCCAAAACCGGCAGCCGACAGGAACCAGTCCCATTTACATCGCGTAGGTAAAGTGAACTTAAAGTCGCAATAGTCAAACTCCCGTTCCTTTACCATGAACTTCTGTGTATCGGAATTTTCAAGCACGTAAGCCAGGAACTGATCTTTTCTGGCTTCCATCAGAAGTGACTTGTGCATTTCGCGTGCAAGTGCAAAATCATCTTCCGTATATTGAACATCATCAACCTTTAGCTGAAAGTAGTTTACCCTTGCAGGTTCCGTGATTATTGCATCCACAAGAGATCCGAAGGCAAAGATCTTTTCTTTATCCCCGAACTGAAGCCGGGGATAAAGAAGATTCTTTAACTCTGTAAGATCCGAATTGCTGATTTCGTTTCTGTTGTAGTAATTATCCGGATTCATTTCGCTTTCACATCATCAATGTATTGTATATTGTCTGACTGGATGAAGTCTGGCCTTGTCTGGTTTGCAGCCTTCTCTGCATAAGTGATCTGCTTCTTGAATATTTTCTTCATTTCTTCTTCATTCAAGTGCTGGCCTTCATTTATCCACCAGTAGTTGAATATCTCTGCATATCCTATCGGGTTAAGAACATTAACACATTTCTTGACTTTAATCTTCTTTTCCGGAGAACTGACAAAAGTTGTAGAAGAAGCCTGAAACAAGTTGGCCGCGGCAGACTGTTGCTTAAGAAGTTCTTCTGCCTGTTTCTTCTTTTCTTCTTCCTGTTTCCTCTGGAGGTCCTGACGGGCCTGTTCTTCAGCTTCCTTGCGCTTCATTTCTTCTTCTCTCAACAAGGCAGCCTGTTCGTCTGTCTTTCTTTGTTCTTCGATAGCAAGAAGTTCGTTGTACTTGGAAGGAAGTACCTGCATTATGCTGTCCTTCTGATCCTGCACGTCAAACTTGTATTGTTCCATCATTGCCTGACCTTTCTGGAGAACTTCTTTCTGGATAGTCTGTATCTCTGTCATATCAAGGGAAGAAGGAAGCATTACTCCGAATGTGTATCTGGAAAGTTCGGAAACGGGGAAAGTACAGTCGAAAGACTGTATATCAGCTGAAACCGCGTCAAAGGTTTGCAATGTGATTGACTTATTAAGAGTTATCAGCTTGTTGATAGACTGAGTTGTTTTCTGGTTGAAGAACCCGAACAATTCCTGTTCCAGATCTTCACGGTACTTGGCCCTTTCCTGTTGCTTCCGTGCAAGAAGTTCTGCTTCCTTCCTTCTTTTCTGTTCTTCTTCATGTTTCTTTCTCGCATAATCATCGCGAAGCTTCTGGGCTTTGTTTGCCGGGGATCCGGCTACCTTTGGATCTATGCTTGATTCAAGCTGAGTAAATCCTGAACGGATATTGTCAAACAACTGAGTAACCGGCTTTCTCCGGTCCGTCATAGCCTGAATGGTAGATCTGGACCTTTTGATGTAGTTGGCCAGCTTTTCATCCATTTCATCATTCATTCCTTCTTCTTCGACAATACGGAGAAGATTTTCCCCGTATTGTAAACATGCCGCTGCCGAAGTCTGGTTGTTGGTTACCGCATCAGGTGCAATCTGCGCAATGCTAGTAATGTCATTGTAGTTAATTAGCTGTTTTTCCATAATGATTTTTGTTAAAATGGTGTATCATCACTTTTCTGGTCTGTATCTTTAGGTTCTATTCTGACACCCTGAGCAATGTTGTTCACATCAGGACCGAATGGTCTGTCCTGTTCTGGCTGTTGGACCTGATAGATATCCATTGCCGGATCCTGTGTATTATCGTCAGACTGGAGACTGGTGTATTTACCGATCCTCAATTTGGGATAAGTCTTAAAGGCGTGTTTGATAGTCTTGGCAATAAGAAAACCGGAATCTATCTGGCCATCATTAGATGAATAGAGATCATTAGCCTTTAATTCCCATTTTCTGTCCCTCTCATTCCATTTTCTGTTTGCTTTTGAGGAGTAACCTTTCAGGCGTTCAATCTCTTCTTCAAGGAGCCAGGAATAATCGACAGAGTGGTCTGGCCTTACTATGCGGACAAAGCAACCGATTATCTGATGTCCTTTGTGCGGAAGGTTGCACTTATATTCCACATTCTTGACATCTCCGGAAACTGAGCAGGAAAAATCATCATTGTCGTATACTATGATAGGATTGTCAGCATAAAGGATCTGGCCGGAAGCTGTACGCATGGATAATTCGCCATATCCGGAGATTTTCAACTGACAGCGCGCTTCGTAGATATCCTGTCCGTTGTTTGGGCTTTTCCCGATACATACATTGCGTGGGATCAGATAAGCCATTGCCTGTGCGCCCGGTTCAACTGTCAGGCCGGTAACTGCAAGATCAATCATGCAAGTATATACCGAGAAAGACGTACATGCTTTTAAGGCTTTGCTTTCCCGGATAATCTTCAGGAAGTTCTGTGTCTCACGTTCGATGAAGGATTCACCGCCTTGCCCCCAGATCATGTTGTATAATTCAACAACCTTTTCCCGGACTACATCATACTCCAGAATGTTTTCAGAATTGAACTTCTGGAATTCGCTTAATTTCATTGATACGTTACTCATTTGATTTTGTTTTAATGGTTGACAAATAGTTTTTCAGAAGAACCTGATCTTCTTCATTTAATTTCATTGTTTTTTCCATAAAGGAACTGCCATCTTCTGGCCGTTGAATCAGAATAAGATTTCCTTTTGAATCCTGTCCGATCAGCAGAATGTTTTTTTCTTCCATTGTGATTAAGTTTTAGGTTATAAAAAAAGCCTGTCCGGATATGACCGGACAAGCTGAAAGTTCTAAGGGGAAATATAAAGGGGTTAATAATATATATTATCTTATTATATATATCATATATCATGTAGCATTTGCTAGCATTTGCTAGCATTTGCTAGACTTCAACCTCTTTGATGATATTTTACTCGCTGAAATACAATTAATTAACCATGTAAAAATATTTCATCGAAAATTAATTTATTCTTCCAAAAATAGAAGAATTTAGTGTATTTTTTTGGCGAGTGAAAGCAATTGCTAGCAAACCTAGCAAATGCTACCAAATGCTAGCAAATGCTAGCAAATGCTAGGTTTTTTAGGAATAGGGTGTAGCTTTCCCATTTAGCGGACGACTTTTTTTTAAAAAAAAGAGATACGCTATTGAATTTAACCGGCAACTCTTCCCATTAATGATGCTTACTGGCTCGCGTACTTGGTCTCTCAAGGACATCTTGCGGGACGTCTTGCGGGACGTCTTGCTCTGTTTATCTATCACGCTTTTCCACGGTGCCCACGGTTCATCACCGCCGCCGCCTGACATACTAGGCCCCATATCACCAGACACGCATTCCCAACGCATTCCCAACGCATTCCTTGATCACAAGCCCTGGCGCATTCACACCACCTTTGCTGTTAGTTACAAGTATTGTGGAGCTGGCGGGTTACGAATCCGCATCTTCACCGAAGTGATGATCTACATTGATCTACAGCCCCTGTCCAGTGGTTAAGATTAAGAAATAGAATTGCTTTTCTACAAGCGTGGATCAGCACGGGCTTGAACCGTGGATCTTCGGCTTATATAAGCCGCCGCTTTTACCAACTAAGCTACTGATCCGTGTTTTTTAAAGAAACCTGCCGATCTTCACAGACCAGCAGGAAAGATAAAAAACCATTTAAACAAAATAAATTAACCCCAAAGACAATCCTAGCTTAGAAAAAAAACCTTATTCCTCAGGTTTAGGCCCTATGCTATCACAACAACAACCAATGCCATTATCTGGCAATTCGTCGCAAATTCTTTCTGATAATATGTTGACAAAATCTCTCATGATTTTTTCCTGAATATAAAGTTTCTTCTTTTTGTATTCAGGAAGCTTGTTAAACAACTCAGATCTGGTAAAAGCTATTAATTTATTAAGTTTTTCAGCCTCTGTGTTGTATTCAATTTGAAGGCGGTCAATGTATGTTTCTGTACAATGATATGCCTTTTCAAATACTTCCATTGGCGACCAGCTTTCGTACCCATCTTCATATTTTACCAGATAACCCATATAGAAATTTCCCGGATCTTCTGAATTGGAATAAGGATCTCTTCCTGAATAAGTTCGGAATTCACCTAAAGTCATAGGCATTGCAGAAACTTGTTTTGTACCAGTGTACTTTTTCAATTCCTTTTTAAATTCTTGAGTATTTGCTTCCATAATTTATTGATTAAAAAAACTTGTACCCCTCGAAGGCTTCAACCTGTCACAGAATAATCTGGTGGAATCTTACCACAGGGGTGGCCGCAAGCGTTATCTTGTCATTAAGGGACATACCCAGCCGTTTAATCAGCAATTGTTTTGGACTTGATAATGTACTGACAAGCCCAGACACCATAACCGCGTTTCCGCTAGATGTCATTTCTTAAAGTCAGCACATGTTTGTATGTTAAGCATGTCAAAGATCTATTTTATTGTGTCACTTTGCCGGGGATCGAACCCGGATTTGAAGTTTAGGAAACTTCCGTTCTGTCCGTTGAACTACAAAGCGTATCTTACTTTCTTGGGCGGCCTACTATGGCACGTTCAATCGAAGCATTTTTCAGAACGTCCCACGCATTGCAGAACGTCTTGGCATTTTGTTTGTCACTCTTCTTGTGGAACCTTATAGATCCGTTGTCAAGAAGCTTTTGCAAACGTGACATTCCACCGACAATAGACGCTGATTCACGAAGGCCAAACGTCTTATTGTTCATCGTGATCATTATTGCCGTTTCATTGAGCATCGTAGAAGTCTTTATTGGTTAGGTATTCACGCGCGATCTCGGTATCTGTTGCATCCGGCCCCAGCTTGTACATGATGGAAGCCTTTGCATTTTCATTGATCTGGCTGATAACATCTGAAGAATAGTCTTTCCGGTTATTGACTAGAAAACCGATTAAGATAATTGCCGTAATAGCGGCTAAAGCTGTTTTAGAAATTCTGTTCATCATAATTGTTTGGGTTTAACTGGTATTGCTGTAATGGTTATCTTTGATTCTTTGGTGTTGATACTTACCTTGTATCTCTCTATGCGAGGATCCTTCTTCTTGAAGGCATATTCGTATGCCATTGCTTTTGCTGACAAGCATTTAGCAGGAGGAAGTGTCCACGTCATTGAGGTACCCGGCTCAATCCTCTGAATGTCTGTTACTGTTATTTTATCCGACATATTTTCCTGTGTTTATGCGGCAAGAACAAAAGAATTTCCTATCTTTGTATTTATAGAATGTGTGTGTAGTGCCTACTCCGGTAGTCGCTCTTTTTTTCTTGCTTTGCGTTTACTTACTTACTTTGTTGATGCAAATGCATAGAAAACTATTCAATACATAAAGAATAATGAATAGAAATATATTCACTATTAACAATAATTAAACATTTGCGTATGAGTGTAAAAGACAGATTATTAGATTTCGTTGCCTATACTGGCCTTAGTAGAAGGAAGTTTCAGGAAAGAATTAATGTGTCTAATTCCTATATACAGAATATAAGTGAAGGAATAGGCGCAGATGTTATGAATAGAATATCTATTCAGTTTCCAGATTTAAATACAAGTTGGTTATTAACTGGAGAAGGTGAAATGATCAAATCTTCATGTGATGTAGTTTCACAAAAGAGTTCAAATACTCGCCCCAGAATACCCTATGATGCGGCAGCAGGCACACTCACCGAAACAGTAGAGGGTGTGGCGGAGTATCAATGCGAACAGGTTCCTATAATAGGAGTTTTTCCCAGATATGATTTTACTATCAGAATAGTCGGTCGAAGTATGGAACCGGAATACTTTGCCGGTGATGAAGTGGCGTGCTTGCGAGTGAACGAAAAGAGGTTCCTTCAATGGGGAAGAGTACATGTATTAGATACAACTCAAGGCATAGTCATTAAAAGGATCTATGATAGTGGAGATTATATTGTGTGCAAGTCCTTCAATCCGGAGTTTCCAGACTTCGCGATACCCAAAGAAGATATAAGATCGTATAATTTAGTTGTTGGAAGTATAAGATTATAAGCATGAAAAAATATATAATTTTTATTTGTCTGTTTTTCTTTTCATTAAATATCTTTTGCCAACAAACTGTGCAAAATAAATTTTGGGGATATTTTTTCGGATTGAATAAAAAGGTTATTAAAAGCGGACTTAATAGAGATAACATATACTTTAGAGAAGATCAAAACTCTTTAATGCTTTATGATCAAGATTTTGCAGGTTATTCATGGAAATTTGTAGAAATGCAATTTTATAATGAAGAGTTCTATTCGATAGATTTTAGCATTCCTTATAAAAGAAGGTCTGACGCACTAGAAGATTATAATTTCTTTAAAGATAAGTTAGATGAAAAATACGATATAATAAATCAGTACGAAGTGGATGAGAGTAACACGAAAAAGAAGTATTTTTTTGATGAATTTAATTCTTGTCTTATAACTTTTAAATACGCAGAATCAAAAGGTGGTGAAATGTATTGGTATTTTACACTTAGCTACTGGAACAACTCTTTAAATGAACAAAGTATAAATTCTAACAATGAAGAACTATGAAGATGTTATTGGGTATAATGGCATGTGCTGCATTAATTTCGTGCGGCTTACAAAGTGATAAATCAGATACGGTTTATATCTGTACCGGGCCAAAAGCTAAAGTATATCATAAATACAAAGACTGCAAAGGTCTTAGGAATTGTTCTGGTGATGTTAAAGAAATATCGCTGGAGAAAGCAAAGAAATCAAGACGGCCTTGTAAAATATGTTATTAGAAGAGTAACTGAATACCAAAAAAGTACCTTTTAAATTTCAAAAAATCTTTATAACTGATTAAAAACCAACACATTAAAGGGTGGTCGGATATTACATTCGTAATGAGTAAGTCGCGGGTTCGAGTCCCGCTTTCGGCTCATAAAAAGTCAAGGAATTAAGTCTGTTAAAGCTTGATTTCCTGACTTTTTTATGGATCAATTAATACTTCACTTTTAATTCAGATATTGGATCAACGTAAAAATCTGAGGGATTCTCATCTTACGCATAAATTTTCGACAGCCTAAACAAAAAGAATGCCTTATCTTTCACTCCCCTAAATTGTGAGCGAAAGTTCTTTATTTTAG